ATGAAGAATGATTTAATTGAATTGTCAGAATCAAAAAAAGTAAAAAAATCAGAAAGACTTGTTATGTCAAGATATCAACTTAACCCAATTGCTTTAAAGTTAGTTAGTGTTTTGATTGCTTCTTTAAAATCTTCTGACGAGATTGATAAAGAATATAAATTTAGAGTTAAAGATTTTGCAGAGCTTACAGGATTTTCTTCTAAAAGAATATATGAATTAATTGACGAGGCAACAGAAGAATTGTTGTCTAAACCTATAAAGATTCCAATAGAAAATGGAAAGGGTTTTAGAAAATTTAATTGGGTTTCAAAAGCAGAATATAGATATGGTGAAGGATTAGTTGTTTTTAGGGTTGATCAAGATTTGAGACCATTTCTAATGGAAGCTAAAGAAAAGTATCTTTCTTATCCTTTAAAAAATATTATGAGATTAAAATCTACATATCATATTCGTTTTTATGAAATATTGAAAGATTTTTATAATACTTTAAATAGATATTCAAAAAATGTTGAAAAGAGAATTAGTATTGATTGGATTCGTGATACTATGGGGATTCCAGATAGTTATAGATATAATGATATAAAAAGAATTATTGTAAAAACTCAAAAAGAGTTAGAAGAATATACAGATATAAAATTTTTATTTCAGGAAGAAAAAGAAGGAAGAAAGGTTGTGGCATTAAATGTTACTATTTTTAAAAATGAACAGAAGTGATTTTTTTTATAAAAGTTTGATATAATGTTCGAAAATAAAATAAGGAGTCTATAATGACAGAAGAAAAAGAATATATATTTGATAAAGAAAAGTTTAAAAAAGGTTTAACTTCATTTTTTGAATTACAAAAAGAAGCGTTAAATGATATAGAAGATCAATTTAAAGATAATCCAGTATTTCACCTTTTAAATGCAAAAGAAGCTGGAAATAAAATGTTTTTAGAAGTTTCTAGAGGAGAGCCTTTAGATCAAGATAAGGTTAATATAGTAATCATGGGATCTTTTATGTTTTTGAAAGCTATTGATTCTGAATTTGAGACAAAATTTAATGAATTTGTTGAAAAAGCTGAAAATACTGAATTTCAGCCTGTTAATGGATTAGGTGGTGTTATATTTGGTTATTTAAGACTTGAAAATGAAATTAATCTTGTTTATATGGGAGATACTGAGTCTATTGAATATGTTACTATCTTTAATTTTGTTTATGAATATTTAACTGTTATATTTCAAATTTTAGAAATGGAAGAGCAACAAAAGTCTGAAGAAGTAGAGTCTAAGGAATAAAATATAAGATTTAATAAAGCTTTCTTTTGTTATAATAAATAAAAAATTATAAGGAAAATTATGGAAAGCTTTGAAAACATTGAAAAAGAATTAGAGTCTTTACTTGAATTAAGTCAAGAAAATCATAACTCAGTTCAAGCTATTGCAGCTAGTCGTTATATCGACTATGCTGCTTCTGTTATTTTAGGGAGAGCAATTCCTGATATAAATGACGGTTTAAAACCTGTGCATAGAAGAATTCTTCAAACTATGAAGGATCTTAATCTTTCTCCTTCTGGATCCCCTAAAAAATCTGCAAGAATCGTAGGTCAAACACTTGGCCTTTATCACCCACATGGAGATACTTCTGTTTATGAAGCTATGGTTGGGATTTCTCAACCTTGGTCTAAAATGATTCCTCTGGTTATTGGTCAAGGTAACTTTGGTTCTATGGACGGTGACGGTGCCGCAGCACAAAGATATACAGAGGCAAAACTTTCTAAGGCTGGGTCTTTATTTTTTCAAGATATTGATAAAGATATTATTGATTATAAAGATAATTATGATTCAACTGAAAAAGAACCTGTTGTTCTTCCAGTACCTTTTCCTAATCTAATTATTAATGGGGGGTCTGGTATTGCAGCCGGTATGGCTTCTTTTATACCTAGTCATAATCCTAATGAAGTTTTAAACGCATTGATTTACGCTGTTAAGCAAAAAATGAAAGGAAAAGAGCTCTCTATTGACAAAATTGCTGAGTTTATTCTTGCTCCTGATTTTCCAACTGGTGGAATAATTTATAATACTCAAAATATGAAAGATATTATAAGAACTGGAAAGGGTTCTATTCGTTTGAGAGCTAAACATTCTGTTGAAAAGGTTGGAAGAAATAGATATGCTATTATTATTACTGAAATCCCTTACCAAATTAATAAATCAAAACTTGTTACTGAAATAGCTAATCTAGTTAGAAATAAACAGATTGATACTATTTCTACAATTAGAGACGAATCAAATAAAGACGGTCTCAGAATTTATATTGAATTAAAAAGTTCTGCTGATCCTGAATTGGTTTGGAACTTTCTAGTTAAAAATTCAAAATTAGATATATCTATTAATTATAATTTTACGGTAACAAAAGATAAATCACCTTTAGAATCAAATATTGTTGAAGCTCTTGATTCTTTTGTTGATTTTCGAAAAGAAATTCAATTGAGAAAGTATATTTTTATTCGAAATAGAGCTTTAAGTAGGTTGGAAATAGTTCAGGGTCTTTTAAAGGCTTTAGAAGATATTGATAATGTTATTAAAATTATTAGATCTGCTGAAACAGAAGAGAAAGCTTTAGCTCTTTTATGTAAATCTTTGGATATTATTGAGAGACAGGCAAAAGCTATTCTTGATATGAGAATTCAAAAACTTATAGGTATGGAAAAATTAAAACTTGAAAAAGAAAGAGACGAATTAAATGAAACTGTTGATAATGCTTCTGAAATTATTGAATCTGACGAACTTAAATATAAATTAATTATTGCAGAAACAAAAAAAGTTAAAAAAGATATTGGATTTGAACGTGTTTCAGAAATAGATAATACACTTGCTAATGTTGATTTAGAAGATATTATTCCTAGAGAAGATTGTGTTGTTTATGTTTCTCAAAAAGGATATATGAGACGTATTCCAGTTTCTACTCTTAATAGACAAAATAGAGGAACTAAGGGAAGTAAACGTATTGATTTACAAGAAGACGATTTTATTATTCAAACATTTAATACTAATTCTCATTCTGTTCTTTTATTTGTAACAGAAAAAGGAAAAGTGTATGGTTCAAAAGCTTATAAAATTCCAGATAATATAAAAGGTCGTTATGTTGCAAATATTTTTGAAATTGACGAAGGAGATAGAGTTATAAAAGTTGTTGAGGCTGGTGAAGTTTTAGGTGAAGATAAAGAAATTATTCTTGCAACAGAGAGAGGATATATTAAAAAAAGTAAACTTTCTGAGTACACAGGCGCATTAAGAAGTTCAGGTGTTATCGGTATAAAACTTTCAGAAAACGATAATGTTACATATGTTGATATTCAAGAAACTTCGTCAATTAAAGATATTGCACTTATTAATAGTTCTGGAAAAATTATTAGATTTTCTCTTGAAGAGGTTCCGTCCACTGGTAGAAATTCAAGAGGTGTTATTGGTATGAGACTTGAGGACGACGATAGAGTTATCGGTGGTTCTGTTGCTGAAAATGATTCCTCAATATTATTAACGATTGGAGAATTCGGTACCGTCAAAGCTTCTAGTATTACTGATTATAAAAAACAAAAAAGAGCTGGGAAAGGTGTTCTTGCTATGAAAATAACTAAGAAAACTGGCCCATTAGTTAAAGCATTACTTGTTTCTGAAGAGGAAAAAGAAAATGAACTTGTTTTGACTAGTAAAAAGGGTGTTTCTAATAGAATTTCTCTTGAAAAAGTTAAAGTTCAGGCAAGAAGAACTTCTGGTATAAATGGTATGAAATTGAATAAAGGAGATTCTGTTGTTGACGCATTTATAGTAGAACCTTTTATTCAAGAAGAAAATGAAGATATTAAGGAGTAAGTTATGAATGATTTAAAATTAGAGAATCAAAATTTTTTAGATAGAAGTGTTTTTCATGAAATTGGAAATAATAACTCAATGGAAGAATTTATTTCTCTTCCAGGTATAAAAGTTGTTTTAATTTCTGCTTCTTTTTTACAACCGGGAAGAAGACAATATGAAATAGTTTCTGACATTATTACTGATATTGACGGTAAAGCTTCTTTTGCATATGTTGATTTAGATTTAGTTCCTGATATTCCTATCTTTTTTAACTTAAATTCATTTCCTTCTACTTTATTGATTGGAAATGAAGGTACTGTATTAGAAGTTATTCAGGGAGTATGTTCTCCTAATGAATTAATTGATAAAATAACAAGATTAATTTAATAAAGGATTTTTATGTTTACTGAATATATAAATAAAAGAACTTTTGTTCTATCTCTTCAGGTTTTTATAATTATTTTGGTTTCTTATTTTTTATTTAGTAAATTGATTACAGGTAGTGGTTGTGAAGCTAGTGGTTGTAAGGCTGCTGCTTCGTTAATAAATATACCTCAAATATACTTAGAAATAACTGGTTTATTGTTTTCATTAAGTTTATTATTATTTTATTTATTTTATAAATCTTTTTATAAATATATTTTATTATTTGGTGCTTTGTTTGAATTAATTATTTTTTCTTTTCAAGTTAAAAATAATATCTTCTGTCCATTTTGTTTTTCATTTATGTTCCCTCTTATGATATTATTTTTAATTGAATTTAAAGAAAAAGCTTTAATATCTTTATTATCTATTCCTGTTGCGTTATTTATATTAAATTTGAATAGCTCTCAAGTAAATATTTCTAACGTAGTTTATTCAGAAGGTCCATATACTCTTATTTCTTCAAATGAATGTCCTCATTGTAAAAAAGTGAAGAAATATTTATTTGATCATATGATTGATTATAAAAATATTGATATTTCAACTAATCCAAATATTGTATTGTTTTTGAAAAGGTTTGAATTTAAGGGAATTCCTGTTCTTATAGAGAAAAAAAATGATAATGAATTTGAGATAATTTATGGACAAGAAAAAATTATAAGATATTTGGATAAAAAGGATAAAAACATTGAAGCACCAGCTTATTATGATTTACAGCCTATGAATGAAAATGGTGGTTGTATGTTAGTTAACCCAAGTTGTAACAAATAGTGTCTCTGGAGCCAGAAACGGATATGAATTTAGAGCATTCTAGCTCTAAGTTCATATATTTGGTGTAAGAATCTTATAGATTTAATATCGTCTGCTTTGAGGGAAGAATATTTTCTTGCGAGGAATCTATCTTCTTTTGTTTTTGCATTCGATATGTTTTCTTTTATAAAAGATAAGATTTCATTTATTTCTTTTTTATACTCTTCGGTTCTTAGTCTTATTTTGTCTATATCTGTCTTTTTGTTTTCTTTTCCATATAGATATTTATTTCTTAAATTAATAAGAATTTGTTGTCCTTCTAATGAAGGCTCATTGTTTAAAACAAATAAACATGTCTCATTATCTTTTTGAGATAATTTAAATTCTCTTAACTCCTTAATAATTTTGTTATTTTCTTGTTCGATAGAGTGTTTGTTTACTCTAAAACCTTTTTTGTTTTTTAGCATAATATGCTCCTTTTATTAAATTTCTATCATAGATAGTATTAATATTGTTATAAGATTCTAAACATTTAATTTTTATAAAAAATTTAGGTTACTTTTGATATAATCTTTCTTATAAATAAACTATAAGGATTTAAAAATGAAATTAGACGAAGTAAGTGATAAGCAGTTATCAGATTCATATAATACACTTGTTGCTGCAAAAGAAGAGGCTCTTTTAGCTGAGTTAGATAGAAAGGAATATGAGAAAACATTAAAAGAAGAACTTGCTATGAAAAAACAACTTTATAAGAAAGACGGAACAACTCTTGATCTTGCAAAAGTAAAAGTTCCTACTTTTAAAAAAGCTATGGAAGTTCATTTGAATGGTGGGCCAAATAAAGTTGAAGAAGAACTTGAATTATTGGAAGAGTATATTCTTGATATGAAAAATGATTCAACTGTTATGGCAAGGGCAAAATCATTTCAAAATAAAATGATTCAAGAATCTGAATCTAAAGGTGCAGCAAAAGATTCAAAAGAAGAAATGAAGACTTATCTTGATTCTGAAATTGTTGAAGCTATGGATATTGTTGCTTCTTTTGAAATTCAAGCAAAAAAAGAAAGACTTGAAGCAGAAAATGGTCAAGAGACTAAAAAGAAAAAATCAAAAAATCAAGAAGAAATTCTTTCTCTTGTTCAACAACTTAAACAAAAATTAGGTTTAGTGTAGAAATACACTAATCCACCTCAGTTTTTTAATCTACTTTTAAACAAAATCAAGATATAATTTATATAAATAATAATAGGGGTCTGTCATGATTGAAGCATATATTTATATGAAAACAGTTGAGAAAAAAGTACTTTGGAAAGTTGAGTTAAAAGCTTTTATAAAAGAGAAAGAACATGTTAAAACAGCTGAAGGTATTATTTCTTTTAAAGAGGAACTTTCTACACCATTAGATACAATTGTTTCAATGTTGAAAAAAAAAGATATAGAGATAAAACTTTATTCAAATTATAAATCAATTATTTCTTTAGCAAAATCATATACTGGGGTAACTAAATTTATTCCTGAGCAGGTTGATATAAAAACTTCTTTTTCTGAATTAGAAAAATATATTGAAGAAAATATTTTTGAACTTCCTGATTATTTAAATGTGAGATTAAAAGATATAAAAGAAGAAAATAAATTTCTAAAATCAACAATCATTAATACGATTTTTTTTAAGGCTTATTTATATTTTAATGAAAACCCGTCTTGTACAACAGATATACCATTGTTTATTGATTTGAAAAGAGCTGGAGTTATTGATAAAGAAATGCTTATAGAAGATATTTTTACTGCAATTGAAATAACATTTACAGGAGAATAGAATGAATTATTATGTACCTGAAATTGGAAACATTGAGGAATTTGTTGGTAAAAAAATATTAAAAAAAGATATGAATTCTTTTTCAAAAGAGCAACAATATTTCTTGAATGAGGCATTCAAAGAGAATAATGAAATTGTTCTTCAGTCTAAAACAATTGTTTTAAAAAATACTGTTTTGTTTTTATATGGGCCAGTCAATAATTTGATTGCGGTTCCTGAAAATATTGATCTTGTTGAAGATTCTGAATGGTTAGAAATATCTAAAATGAGATTTGATTTAAAATTTAATATAGGTGAAATATAAACCTTCCCCAAAAGGGAAGGGAAATTTTACTGTTTAAGTAAAAAATAAGATTGAAGTGTTGATTTTTTAAAATCAATCACCGAGTTGAGAAAAATTCCTCCGTCTTCTTTAACGCTAACTTTTAGAATCAATGGTCTATTTAGATTAGCTTTTTTTAGTTGTTCAAAAGCATTATTAAAAGCAAGAACGTCTTTTGTTTCCTTTCTGAAATATACTTTAAGAATACCAAAAACTTTTTTTGTTTTTTTAGCTTTTCTTTCAATATACTCTTCTGGAAATATCAAAATATAATTTGTTCCTGTTTTTAATTCAGATAGTTTTGGAATATCGTATGGTTCAATAGATTTTCTTACAGGTTCCGGTTCAAAAGGATCTGTAATATACATACCTACTAAATCTTTTTCCATTTTTATTTTTATAGATAGAGGAAAGTCTTCTTCTATATTTTCAATTTCAGTAAAAACAGATTCGTCTTTACTTAAAATTCTATCTGAATGCTCAATCATAGCTTTTCTTGAAATACCAAATGAATCAAGTGCACCAGACGAAGCTAATGCTGTAAATACTCTTTTATTCATTTTTTTACCAGTTTTTGGAACTGAACGAAAAATAAAGTCTTTAAATGATTCAAATGGTTTTTCTTTTCTTGCTTTAATACAAGGTTCTGCACCAACACCAACTCCTTTGATTGCTCTAAGAGCGAACTGAATAGATTTTCCGTCAGTTTCAAAGAATTCAGTTGAAGTATTGATATCTAATTTTTCAATTTTGATACCAATTCTTTGTGCTTCTGCAATGTATTTTGATTGTTTGTCTTGATCTTTAAATTCATAGTTTAAAGACGCAGCTAAAAACTCTTGTGGATAGTGTGATTTTAACCATGCTGTTTGATATGTTACAACAGCGTATCCAGCTGAGTGAGATTTATTAAATCCATAACCTGCGAACTTTTCAATTAATTGAAATAGTTCTTTTGCATGTTCTCTGTTTAAACCTTTTTTAACTGCACCGTCAGCAAACTCTTCTGCTTTTTGTTCCATATATTTGATATCTTTTTTACCCATAGCTCTACGGATAATATCCGCTTCACCTAGAGAAAATCCACCTATTTCTTGAACAATCTTCATAACTTGTTCTTGATATACAATTACTCCGTATGTTGGCTCAAGGATAGGTTTTAAAATTTCTTCAAAATCGTCAAAGAAATATTTGATTGGTTTTTCTCCTCTTTTACGGGCAACAAAGTCGTCAACCATTCCTGATTCTAGTGGACCAGGTCTGTATAGAGCAAGAACAGCAATAAGATCTTCAAATGAAGAAGGTTGCAATCTTTTATTAAGTTTTTGCATTCCGTCAGACTCAATTTGGAATTTTCCAATTGTATCTCCATTTGAAATATCTTCATAAACTTTTGGATCATTATAATCCATTGAATTAAAGTCAACAGTTACACCATGATTTTCTTTAATCATTTTTATAGCGTCTTCAATAACAGAAAGAGTTTTTAATCCAAGGAAGTCAAACTTGATAAGATCAACGTCTTCAAGATATTTTCCTTCGTATTGAACAACTTGTGTTCCATTGACGTCTGCTAAAGGAGCTTTTGTGTATACTGGTTTATCAGTAATGACAAGACCAGCTGCATGAACACCTAGGTTTTTATTTAAACCTTCAAGTTTTCTTGCATATTTCCATACTTTTTTAGCTTCTTGTGATTTAAGCATTTGTTCAAATTTTTCACTTTCCTCTTCATAAGCTTTTGCTAATGTCATTCCAGGAACTTCCGGAACTATTTTCGCAAATCTATCTGCTTGAGAAAGAGAAAATCCTGTAATTCTAGAAACGTCTCTAATTACAGATTTTGCACCAAGTTTTCCAAAAGTAATAATTTGAGCAACTTGCTCTTTACCATACTTTTCAATAACATAGTCTATAATCTCTTGTCTTCTTGATTGAGAGAAGTCCATATCAATATCTGGCATAGTAACACGCTCTGGATTTAGAAATCTTTCAAACAGTAATCCATATTTTAGTGGATCTATATTTGTGATTTCAAGTGCATATGCAACCAAACTTCCTGCTGCTGAACCACGTCCAGGACCAACAGGTATATTTAATCTTTTTGCAGCAAGAACAAAATCTTGAACTATTAACATATAACCAGGAAATTTCATTTGGTTTATAATGTTAATTTCATATTCAAGTCTATCTTCATAGACTTTATGTTGTTCTTTTTCAACTTTTTTTAATCTTTCTTTTAAACCTTTTCTAGACATATGAGCAAAGAGTTCTTCTTCACTGATATCTTTACTTAGTCCTTCAGAAAGAGCTAATTCTTCTCTGAATTGAAAATGTGGTGGTGTCGGATTACCAAAAGAATATCCTTCAGTTGAACATTCTTTTATTAGTTTCCCGATATTTTTAACCCATTCTTTTGGAGCAGATTGGATCCACTCTTCTTTTGTTCTAATATAAGCTTCTTGTTGTGAAGCACCTTCAACACATAAATTATCAAGTCGACTTTCTGTACCAATCGCAATTAATGCATTTGTAGCACGATAGTCTTCTTTTGTTAAATGTGTTGCTACATTCCAAGGAATTATAGGTAAGTTTCTTTTTTCTGCAAATTTTTTTAGAGTTCCTTCTTTAAAGGTCTCTTCGATTTCTTTTGTATATGTATTTAGCCCAACATATGTTGCTAATTTTTCTTCTTTTAAATCTTGAATATTATCAAAATCTAAAAGAACATATTCAATGTCTTCTGATTTAAAAGCTTCTTTTGTAGAAACTATTTGAATTAAGTTTTCATATCCTTTTCCATTTTTAGAAATAACTTGATATGTTAAACCACCTGTTTTAAGCTCACTAGATATGATCGGTAAAATTTCCTGTTTTTTACATTCATTGTAAAAATCAAGAACTCCAAACATATTCTTATCAGCTAAAATAGCTACTTTAAAACCACCTTCTTTAAGTTTCGAAATTGCTTCCGGAATTCTTAAAGAAGAGTTTAATATTGAAAAATGAGATTTGATTATCATAATCTCTCCTTTTATAAAATTTTTGACTAAAAAATAAGTCATGTTGTTGTTATAAGACAGATTATATCAAAATTATGTTTATGTTTTGCTTTGATTTGATAAGTTTATTAAATTTATTTTTGTTATTATTTTAGTAAATTTAAATATAAGGAAAGTTATATGAAATCATTAGTTGTAGTAGTATTATCGGTTATTTTTATTTTAGGTGGACTTTGGTTTGTTACTACTAAAATAAGTGAAAATAGCCCTGAGAATTTAAAAAAAGAGTTTATTGGAAAAGATACTAAAAAATCAAAAAATGAAAAACCAAAAACAAAACAAGAAATAAAAAAAGAGGAACAAGCAAAAGATCCTTTAAAAACAGATTATAGTAAGTTGCTTTCTCATAATAAAGAACTTGAAGCACAGCAAGCAAAGATTAAAGAATTATTAGTTGATAATGAAAATAAAATGAAAGAAAATAAACAACAACAGGAAGATCAATATGTTTCAAATCCTATTGACGATATGCTTGATCCAGGACCTGTTTCTAGAAATAATGTTGATTCAGTTCCTTCTGAAGAAAGTAATGAGGATATTGTTTTTAATTTAAATAAATGGAGTTTAGGTGGTTCTAGTAAAAATGTTCTAATGGTTTCTTACTTTATAAAAAATAATACAACTCAAAGAGTTGAGTTAAATGTAAAGGTTGTTTGTTCAGGATATGATTCTAATGGAGATATTGCCTCTACAAAAGAATCAAAATTTACATTAGAAATTGATCCTGGTCAAAAAATAAATTATGATAATGAAATTATGGGCCGTGTAAATAAAAGTGCAATAGATTTTAAGTGTGAATTAATGGAAGATAATATATCTGTTGAATCAACAACTGTAAAACAAGTTGAAACAACCGATTCTATACCTTCTAATATAGAAGACGATATAAGCGCAATCCTTTAAGAATGTGGTGAAGGGGATAAAACCCCTTCTTTATTTCCAAATAGCTTCTTTTTCTAACGAATCTATCACTTCGTCAACTTCTTTTGACTCTTCTTTAAATGAAAAATCTTTTTCGTTAACTAATTTAATGGATTGCTTGATTGACTCTTTTTTCTTTTGATCAATAAAATCTTTAACAACTTCAAAGGAAGTATATAAATCTTTAATAATCAAATCAGGAAAAATATTAAACTTTTTAAAGTCGTCTAATGTTTCTTCCCTTTCGAGTCTTTTTTGAATATCTTCTTCTGTTTCACCTCTTGCCTTCATAAGTTTAATTCTTGTCTCCTTATCAATATCAAAGAAGATAATGTAAACATTTAAAGGTATATTGTTATCTTCTATAAACTTTTTAAGATTTGCAGAAGGCTCAATATTTATAATACTATAAATAGTATCATTTTGTTTTTCAGAAGCTTTGATTAATGCTTCTTCTGAAGCACCGTAATACCATGTGTCTGTAATTTTTATAGTCATGGCATATGTCTTTTGCTTAAACTCTTCTACGGATATAAAATTATAATTTATTCCGTCGACTTCTCCTTCTCTGATTGAACGTGTTGTATCACTTACGAAACGGTCTAAACCAAGCTTTAAAAACTTATCTTCAAGAGTTGTTTTTCCTGAGGCAGAAGGGCCTAAAAAAATAAATAAATTATTCATTTTCACCCTCCTCTTCTTGGTCTTTTGCTTTGATCTCAAGACGTCTTGTAACTCTGTCTTTAAACTCAAAACCAAGAGTTTTTACCTTTTCAACAACTTCTTCTGTTAGTTTTAAGTCTAAATGACTAAGAACTTCTTCTAACTTACCTGCTTTCGCTAAAACAACTAAAATGTCTGATTTCTTTAATCCTTTAGACGCAAGAACTTTGCTTTTTGTTTCTTTGATATCAACAACAAATTCCTCTGTTTCAATAGCATTTTCATTTTCAAAACGTAAAGCTTTAACTTTATCTTCAAGATTTTTAGCCATTGCTTTGTGTAATTGGTATTTAGCTAGTAATTCACGAGGATTTGTTTCGTCTAAATCTTTTGCACTACATTCGTCTAGGTATGGACATTTTAAACAATGTGCACCTGCTTCTGGGAATGGTTCTTCTTCTGATTCAATAACTCTTTGAATCTCTGCTGCATAATCTGCAATAATTGATTCAAATGCAAGAGCTTCTTCTCTAGTGAAGAATTGTCCCCATGAATCACCTGTTCTACCAGAATATCTAGTAAATGTAATTGGTAATTCATACTTTTTAGCAGCTAAATATGCATAAAAAATAGCTTCATTATCTAGTTCTTTTGAAACAACATAACTGGTTTTGAAATCAATAATATTGATATATGGACCTTTTATATCGTCGTTACATAAAAGAACTAAGTCCGTAATACCGATTAGTGTTAAGCCATTCGGAAGTAAAGCTTCCATTCTATCTTCATAACCGATAATATCAGCACCTTCTAAAAGTCTTTCAAAATTTACTCTTTTGATAATAGATTCTGCTTCAACTTTAATTGAAGGATCTGTTACTTTTCGAACATTATAATGTTCACCTAATCTAGAAGCAATCTCACTAGCAAATAACTCGTGAGCAGCTAGACCGACTTGGAGATATTTATTCTCTTTGTCTCGATTATTTCTTTTTTTCTTCCATGCTTTTAACTTACATGTATTGTAGTTTTCAGCAAATGATTTACTGATTGAATTAAGAGAAATTTTTCTCTCTTGTTCTATAAACTCCATAAGGAACTCCTTAAATTAAAAAATTTGACTAAATAAGTCATGTTTTTGTTATAAGATATATTATAACTTTTATATCTTTAAGAGCTTATTAAAAATAATGGAATATGTTATTCTTTTAAAAAAGGATTTTAAATGAAAAAAGTAAAATTAGAATACTTAAATATGAATTATGAAGTTATAAAAAGTTTTGTTGTGACAGATTTCTCTTATTTATCTGATAATAAAATTTCTTATATTTCTAATGGAATTGAATATGTTGAAATTTTAAATACAATTAATCTAAGAGTAATAAATGTCAAATAGTTTGTTTAAAAAATTAGAATCTAATCAAATTGAATTTTTAAAATGGATTGCAATAATAACAATGGTTATTGACCATTATAGTAAGATAGTATTAGGTGAAAATTATATATTAGAATCTATTGGAAGAATAGCTATGCCTATTTTTGCTTTTTTAATTGCTCATAATTATCTTTTTTTCACAAAAAATAAAGAAAAATATATTGGTAGATTGTTCTTTTTTGCATTAATATCTCAACCTGTTTATTCTTATGTTTTTGAATCTTCAACCTTAAATATTCTTTTTACATTATTGTTTGGAGTTTTAAATATATATGTATATGAAAAAATAAAAGAAAAGACTAAAAAAAATTTAGAAATTTTAATTTCATATGCTTTTGTTAATTTGTTGACAATTCTTATTGGGTTTTTTGTTGACTATGCTTTTTTCGGAATATATATTGTTGTTTTTTCTTATTTCGCTTTTAGTAAAAATATCTTTTCATTTATGCCACCAATATTTTCAATATTAGCAAATATTCCTGTTGGATTTCAATCTTTGTTTTCTTTAATTTCTTTTATATTAATATATGTTAGTTCAAAGATAAGATTTAATATAAAAAAGAGTAATAAATGGTTTTTTTATTTATTTTATCCTGTTCATTTAATTTTACTTTTTTTATTTAAGTCCTTTTTCTTTCTATAACATTAGTATCTTTTATTATAAAGATTATTTTTAAAAAGGAGGACATATTATTATGAGCCGAACAAAAATAGCTGCAAAAAAGCTAGAAAAAACAGCTAAAGAACACAATATAGTCCTCCTACGAGGCTATAAAGGTTCTACTAAATTAGTTAAGTTTAAAAGTTTATCTTGTGGACATACTTTTGAAATGCTTCCATTTTCATTTTATAGGAATGTTAATTCAGGAAAAGGATTTTCTTGTCCTGTTTGTCATGAGAATGACAAAAAGTTAACTGTTCCAGATATTCGAAAATATATATCTGAATTTACTCAAAAAGAGTATAAATTAAAATCAGCAAAAGGATATAAAAATTCAAGAGATTCCAAGCTTGAAGTTTTTCATAAAACTTGTGGAAATTCATTTCCAATTACATTTTCAAATTTTCAATTAGGTCGACGTTGTCCTTATTGTGCAGCAAAAACAACTGAATCAAAAGCTGCTCAATTACTTAAAAAAGTTTTAGAACATTTAAAGATTTCTTTTGAAACTGAAAAAGAGTTTGAAAATTTAAAGAATCCTTTTACTGGTAAAGGTTTAAGATATGATCTTTATATTCCTGATCTTGATCTTCTTATTGAAATTGACGGAGAGCAACATTTTATACCAATTGAAAGATTTGGTGGTGAAAAAGCTTTACGTCAAACAAGATATAGAGATTATTTGAAAGATAAATATGCATTAAAAACAAGAAGAAAACTGTATCGAATTCCTTTGTATGAAAATGGAAAAAAGAGGCGATATGAAGAGGTTAAAAAACATATTTTTAATCTTGTTCATGAAATTGCTTTAAATATTAAGGCCAAGAATTCTTAAATTCTTGGTTTTCTAACCCTATATTGGATTAAAGATTGTTTAATCTTAAATTAGATATAATTATTCAATATTATATCCAAGGAAAAACATATGGAATTATCTTTTCTTAAAGAATTAAATAAAGAACAATATTTAGCTGCAACTACATTTGAGGGGCCTTTACTTATTTTGGCTGGTGCAGGAAGTGGTAAAACAAAAACATTGATAGCTAGAACTGCAAATATGATAGCTCATAATATTTCAGGGGATAGTATTCTTATTATGACTTTTACTAATAAGGCTGCTAAAGAAATGAAAGAACGTGGTCAAAAACTTTTATCTGAAATTGAGTATGAAGGACCTATGCCAACATTTACAACTTTTCACTCATGGGGTTTAAACTTTCTAAAAAGTTATGTAAGATATAATAAAGATTATCCACTATTAACAGATAATTTTACTATTGCTGACGAGAATGTTCAAAAGAAAATTATAAAAGACTTAATTAAAGAACTTTTTAAAGAAAATCCAAAATTTAAAGAGGGTAATTTTTCTGCACTTTCAACAATTTTTCAAAATAATCTAATTCCGTATTCAGACGTAAAAGAGACTTATGAAAAAATTCAGGAGCTTATAGATAAAAAGAAAAAAGAGGGTAAATTTTTAACTCTATTGAAAGATAATAATATTGAAACAAAAAGAGATATTAGAAAATTTTCTGAGTTATATATAAAATATAAAGAAATTTTGCGTGAAAACAATCTTGCAGATTTTGACGATCTTATTAATTTAACAATAGATATTTTAAGAAAAGACGAAAATGTTAGGAGTTATATTCATAGAAAATATAATTTTATTATGGTTGACGAATTTCAGGATACTAATTGGGCTCAGATAAATTTACTTAATTTAATTTTGAATAAGAATAAAAATATTTGTGTTGTTGGAGACGATAGTCAGTCTATTTATGGTTGGCGTGGTGCAGAAATTGATTTTATTCTTTCTTTTCATACAAAATATGAAGACGTTCTTAAAATAAACTTAAAAAAGAATTATCGTTCAACAAAAGATATTGTTTCTCATGCAAATAAACTTATTGAAAATGCTGACGAAAAACATGAATTTAAAGAAGCTCTTGAAGCATTTAAAAAAGAAAAAGGCAAGGTTCTATCTAGAATGTTAGAAAATGAATTTGACGAAGCTAGAATGATTGCTATGTATATAAAAGAGCTTTTATTAAAAAAAGTAAAACCAAGTGATATAGCTGTTCTTTATAGAAACAATTTTATAGCAAGAACAATTGAAAAAGAGTTGATAAAATCTGGTGTACCTTATAAAATATTTAAAGGTCGTTCATTACTTCAAAAAAAAGCTGTTCAAGAATTAATGAATCATATATTTTTACTAATTAATCCAGAAAATAGTGTGGCTTTAGAAAGTTGTCTTACTTCAACTAGTAAAATTCTTTCTCCTAAGAAATTAGACGAAATGAAAAAAAGTGCTTATGAGAAGAAAATGGATTTATCTGAATATATATTTGGTGATCACTGGAAGGAAGTTAAATTATCAAAACCTCAAAGAGATAGACTTTCTTCTTTTATTATAAGTACTTTAACCACAAGAGAGGAAATTGTAAAAGGTATATTGGTTAATGAAGAATTTTTAAATGTTTTTTATGAAAAATTTTCATTAATAAAAGAATATGAAAGAATTGCACAAGAATCTACTAGTATAAAAACTAGAGAACAAGCTGAAAAAGCATTAGAAGATATAAATAATATGAGTAGTGTAATTATGTCTTATCAGACATTATATGATTTTGTTGACGCTATATCTTTAGATTCTGAAACAGAAGAGAGTGAAGATAATAAAGTGAATTTAATGACAATTCATGCTTCTAAAGGACTTGAATTTTCTTATGTGTTTTTAGCTAGAATGAATCAAGGAGTAATTCCTTCTACTCGAAGTTTAGCTAGTCCCGCATTAATTGAAGAAGAAAGAAGATTGGCTTATGTTGCAATAACAAGAGCTAAAAAATTTTTACATATTTCTTATATTCGAAGACAAAGAAATGAAATTATGACACCGTCAATGTTTCTATATGAGTCAAAGATTATAAAGAAGAAAAATAAATATTTTTAGGATACTTTAAGGTTTAATAGTGTAAGATAGTTCTTATCTTATAATAAAGGATTTTTATGGAAAATTTAGGATTTTCTAGTGTATTGACTGACTCAATTTCTATGTTTTTTTCTGGGCCAGTTGTTGTTGTTTCTATCTTTGTATTTGTGTTTATTCTTGGAATAGGCATATATAAAATAAATAGGGAATTTTCTGGTCCTTCAATAGTTACTAATAATGGTTCTTCTATATTTAGAACTCAATCTAGTAGAAGAAATTCTGGTGACGACGATTATGAAGGTCCAGGTGGAACTTCTTTTGTTGGTTCAAGTACTTCTTCTAGTAATACTGATATAGATCTTGATTAAAGGAAGTAAATATGTTTGGAAAAGAATTTTCTATTCTTATTTATAGTTTTTTTATTATTGTTGCTTTTGCTTTTATGGCAATACCTTCAGTAGAGAAGCCTTCTTACAAAGAATATACAGTTGTTGAAAATAATGAAACCATTACTTATAAGTGTCAAAAAAATCTAAAGTTTGATTTTAAAACACATAATTGTTCTTATTCAGAAAAAGCAATAAAGATTGCTAAATGAGTGATAAGAAAGAATATTTAAATTTATTACTGATTTGTTTTACTTATCTTTGTTTAGTTTTATATTTTTTTCTTTTTACATTTTTTACAAAATAGGCTATCTATCTTCAGATAGCATAAAAATAATTTTCAAAATTTAACGAATTTTTAATTGAAAACATTGTATAATCCTATAACAATTTACAAAAAAATCAAAACAATAAAGGACATAAATATGGACAGAACTATGGTAAAAAATAGAGAAGGGTTACTTGAACCTCTTGTTATTACAAAAATTCAAGAAAAAACTTCTGCTGCGGTAGAAGGATTAGAAGGTGTTTCTCAAAGTGAGCTTGAAGTTGATTCTAAATTACAATTTTTTAATGGAATTACAACTGAACAAATTCAAGAAACTTTAATTAAAACAGCTGTTGATAAAATTGATATTGATAGACCTAATTGGACATTTGTTGCTGCAAGATTGTTCTTGTCAGACCTTTATCATAAAGTTGGAAAAACACTTGATAATGAAAAAGGACAAAGATATCCAAAAATTGAAAAATATATTTCAGTTGCTGAATCAGAAGGTAGATTTATTATCGGATTAAAAGAAAAATATAATCTATCTAGATTAGATTCAGCAATTAATGAAAAAAGAGATCTGCAATTTAATTATCTTGGGATAAAAACATTGTATGATAGATATATTCTTAAAAATAAAGAGGGTTCTCCTATTGAATTACCTCAACTTTTATTTATGGGTGTATCAATGTTCTTAGCTCAGAATGAAGAAAGTTTAGATTCAATTGATTTTATTCATAAAACATATGGAGATAGAGCTAAAAATGCTGGTATTTTAACTAAACAAGAAATTTTAGATTTAAATCTCTCTGAAGAAGAGCTAAAGAAAGAAATTCGTACTGCTTGGGCAATTACATTCTATGAACTTATTTCTTCTTTTGAAGTTATGTTAGCTACACCTACTTTATCAAATGCAAGAACTCCAAGACACCAATTGTCTTCTTGTTATGTTGGTTCAACACCTGATAATATTGAAGGTATCTTTGACGCATATAAAGAACAATCTTTACTATCTAAATATGGTGGAGGTATTGGTTGGGATTGGACACAAGTTAGAAGTATTGGTGGTTATATAGATAATCATAAAGGTGCTGCTGGTGGTGTAATTCCGTTCTTAAAAATTGAAAATGATATTGCAATTGCTGTTGATCAGCTTGGTTGTGTATCTCAAAATAGTTTTGTAAAAGTTTTGAAAAAGGTAAAAACAAATAATTTTGAACATGATTTTAGAAGAGAGTATGAAAAATATGATTTTTCAGAAAAAGAATTAATAGAAGGAATTGCTTCTTATGCAGAATCTTTTTCTTTTGAGTATGGGAAATTTTCTAAAAATTTTATAGCTTCTCTTCTTTTTGATTATATTGTGAATAATAAAGGATCTGATTTCTTAGAGAAGGTTTATGGATTATCACATGATCAATATAAAAAAATTATTGGAAAATATAAAAAAATAAATAAAGGCTTACCTGAAGGATTTGAAACAGTAAAAGATTATCCTGAATATGCTATTTCTAAAGAGGGAATTGTTATTAATGTAAAAACATTAAGACCTTTATCTAAAGTCATTAATAGAAAAGGATATGTATCTGTAAGTTTAGGTAAAAAAGCTATACCTTTACACAAATTGCTTGTAAAACAATTTATTTCAACTGATTTAAATAACCTTACAATTAATCATATTGACAGAAATAAATTAAATAATTCTCTTGATAACTTTGAAATTATTTCAAATGAAAAGAATGTTTCTCTTGGTTGGACTGAAGAGTCAAAGAAAAAAAGAACTGAAATGTCAAGAATAAGAAAACATTTATCTAATGGAATAAACTTAAAAGGTAAAAGAAGGGATTCTCATGAATTTGAAATTTTAGATATTGAAATAGATATCGTTCCTATTAAAGAGGTTAGACTTGGTGACTTAATTTTAAGTTTTGATATTTCTAATAAAGAAAATCAGTTTAAACCAATTATTTCAAAACATGAAATTAGAGTTAAAAAGAAAGATCAAATTAAAATTGTTTATGATAATGGTAATTATATTGTTACTTCTGTTTGGCACCCTACTCCAAAAATTATTGAAGATAAAGTAATTTATGTTCGTGCAGATAGTTTGGAAATTGGTGACGAATCTATAAATGATAAAATGGAAAAAGTGAAAATTGTTGAAATATCAAATCCTTCTATTTCTGAAGAATTTTATGATTTATCAGTTAGAGATAATAATAATTATTTTTGTTCTACTGATAATTCAGATTCAGAATTTCATTTAATTCATAATACAAGAAAGGGCGCAATTGCCGTTTATTTAGAGCCTTGGCATGGAGATATTCTTGATTTCTTAGATCTTAAAAAGAATTCAGGTGAAGAAAGAAGAAGAGCACATGATTTATTTCCTGCTCTATGGTTAAATGATTTATTTATGGAAAGAGTTTCTAATAATGATAAATGGACTTTATTTAATGTTGCTGAAACTCCAGATTTACCAAATCTTTATGGTGAAGAGTTTAAAAAGAGATATGAAGAGTATGAAAATGACGATTCTATTGAATTTAAAGAGGTAGTTAGTGCAAAAGAATTGTGGAAAAGAGTTCTTATTCAATATTTTGAAACAGGTTCTCCATTCTTATGTTTTAAAGATTCTGCAAATAGAGCGAATCCAAATAAACATAAAGGTGTGATTAGAAGTAGTAATTTATGTACTGAAATTTTTCAAAATACTCAAAGTAATCAATATAAGGTTCAAATTGATTTTGAAGATTCAACTCAAATGACTATTGACGAAGAAGAACTTATTACTACTGACGCTGGTGTTACAAAGCCGGGTAAAAAGGTTACGTCAATTGATTCAATTAATGGGAAAAAAGTTTATTTTGTTGAAAAAGTTCCTGAATTAGGTGAAACTGCTGTTTGTAATTTAGCTAGTGTTAATTTAAGTAAAGTTAATACAAGAGAAAAAATAGAACAAGTTGTTCCTATTGCTGTAAGAATTCTTGATAACGTTATTGATCTTAACTATTATCCAACAAGAAAAGCAAAATTAACAAATGAAAGATCAAGAGCTATTGGTCTTGGTGTTATGGGAGAATCAGAGTTTCTTGCATTAAATAAAATTCATTTTGGTTCTGAAACTCATTTAAATAAAATTGACGAGATTATGGAAATGATTTCTTATAATGCTATTTCTGCTTCAAGTGATATAGCTGTTGATAAAGGAATTTATCAAAATTTTGAAGGTTCTGAATGGTCAAAAGGAATATTTCCATTTGATTTAGCAAAAGAAAGTGTAAATGACTTAACTACAAGAAATAGTCTTGTTTATGACTGGGATAAATTACGTGTGAAAGTAAAAGAACAAGGTATGAGAAATGGTTATTTAATGGCTGTTGCACCAACTAGTTCTATTTCTATTCTTGTTGGAACAACACAGGCAATTGAACCTGTTTATAGAAGAAAGTGGTTTGAAGAAAATTTAAGTGGACTTATTCCAGTTGTTGTTCCTCACCTTAATCCAGATACGTGGGAATATTATGAACCAGCTTTTGAATTAGACCAACTTAAACTAATTAGAGCTGGTGCAGTTAGACAAAAATGGATTGATCAAGGACAAGCTTTAAATATTTTTATTAGAAATGATAAAGCTAGTGCAAAATATTTGAATGAGATTTATATGCTTGCTTGGAAATTAGGTTTAAAATCTAATTATTATCTAAGAGCAGAGTCTCCAGAAGTAAATGAGAATGCAGTAGCTGATAGAAGTATTGAGTGTTCAGGTTGTCAATAAAATAACAGGCTTAGGCCTGTTTATAAATAAAGGATAAAAAATGGGAAAATTTGAAAAAATTATTGAAGAGTTAAAAGATCCAGAAAGTGAAACTTCTAAGGAATTGGAAACAATTATAAATGAAGATCCAGTAAAACAAATTATAGTTGTTAGAAAAGATCTTTTAGATAGAGAAAATGAAAAAATGACATGTGGTAAATTAGCTGCACAGGTTTCTCATGCTTCTATGGCTCCAATTCTTGAGAAAATGAGAGGTGGTATGACTTTTGATATGATTTCTCCTACAAATGAAAATTATCGTTTATTTCTTGATTTAAAAGTTGGTGACCCTTTAAAAGATTGGCTTGAAGGTTCTTTTCGAAAAGTTATTCTTTATGTTAAAAATGAATCTCAATTAATAAAACTACATGAGCAATTGAAGGCTGATAATATAACGACATGTTTAATTAAAGATTCCGGTTTTACTATTTTCTCTGAACCGACAATAACTTGTTTAGGTATAGAGCCTTTGAGAGCAAGTGTTGTTGATAAATATACTAAGCGTCTTAGATTGCTAAATATTTAATTAGGCTCTATTTTTGAGCCTTTTTTAAGCATACTTCTGTTCTATTTTCACAAATACTTTCTACCTCTCCGTTTTTAACAATTATTTTTCCTTTATATATCATTAAATCTTCCTTATTTTGTCTAGAAAATTTACATTCATATGTTTTTTTATTTTTGTATTTGCATTTGATTAAAAGAAATTGTTTTGGATTGTCTATCATAATTGGTTTATTTATTTGAAAGCTTTGAATCATTCTTCCAAGAGAAAGTATTCCTGCTTTATCTTCCATATATTTTGCATTTTTTATCTTAGGTTTAAATCCTTTTTCATAAAAAACTAATTTATTTAAACCTGTTGCTAATCTTGCTTTAAAGTTTAGATCTCCTTTTAAATATCCTTTATAAAGTGTATTTAGATTTTTCATATCTGCAATATTGTCATTTTTATAAAAGATATTATAATCAGCGTTCAAAAGAAGGGGAATTAGTAATGTTAGAAGATATTTCATAGTTATCCTTGCAATAGAGGGTTGGCCCCTCTATTCTACGTCTTCAATTTCTACTGGAAGGCTTCCAGCTAATTGCTCTCTGATTTTTACTTCGATTTCACTTGCTATTTCAGGATTCTCTTTTAAGAAGTCTTTTGCCTTTTCTTTTCCTTGTCCAAGTTTATGTTCTCCATAACTGAACCAAGCACCTGATTTATCAACAATATCAAATTTAACTCCGTAGTCAATAAGTTCTCCTGTTTTTGAAATCCCTTCTCCAAACATAATGTCAAACTCAGCAATACGGAATGGTGGAGCTACTTTATTTTTTACTACTTTTACTTTAGCTCTGTTTCCAATTTGAGCTTCACCCTGTTTTAGTGTTGCAATTCTTCTAATATCTAATCTTACTGACGCATAGAATTTTAATGCATTTCCACCAGTAGTTGTTTCTGGACTACCATAACCCATTTGACCAATCTTCATTCTAAGTTGGTTAATAAAAACGATTGTAGTTTTTGATTTATTTACTTTTGCTGTAAGTTTTCTTAAAGCTTTACTCATAAGTCTTGCTTGAACACCAACTGTTTGATCTGTCATTTCACCTTCAAGTTCTACTTTTGGAGTTAGTGCTGCTACCGAGTCTACAATAATTAAATCTACGGCTCCACTATCTACAAGTGTATCTACAATTTCAAGAGCTTGCTCTCCATAATCTGGTTGAGATAGTAGTAGATTTTCAATATCTACACCAATGTTTTTTGCATAAATTGGATCAAGTGCATGTTCTGCGTCAATAAATGCAACAACTCCACCTTCTTTTTGTTTTTCTGCGGCTAAATGCAATGAAATTGTTGTTTTACCTGAACTTTCAGGACCATAAATTTCAATAATTCTTCCTTCTGGAACACCATTAATACCAAGTGCTGTATCTAAACTAAGAGAACCAGTTGAAATAGCTTTAATCGGTTCAATATCTTTGTCTCCCATTCTAAACAAAGAACCTTTTCCAAAGGCTTTGTCAATTTGCTTTAATGCCAAATCTAATGATTTTTGTTTTTGTTCTGTCATTTAAATCTCCTGTTATTTTTATAATTAAATTATATCTCTTTTAACTTTAAGAGTAGTTTAAATTTATAAAATTTTTTCATTATTCTAAGTTTCTTTTTTATTTATATATACTAAGTTTTTAATAAAAATTTAAGTATTTTTTTGTTATAATTTTACTGTTAACCGGATATATATATGACCCTTTTCTGTGAGAATTATTTTTTACCGGTGTAATTCTTGACAAACACGAAGTATCTAAGTTTGGATTTGCCTTGGTTAGGTTTGAAAAACCCTTAGAATTTTTCCTTAATCTGATCTCTAAGCAAAGGAGATCTAATCTTGGAAAACTCTATGTATGTAAGATAGAATATATGTTCTTAATTTGCTACCCATATATAGCTTACATAAATAAATTCAGCTTAGGTATAAGACGCTCGTACCGTCTTAGGGTCACCGCAACTGCCTTAAAGGAAACAATCATGAAAAAAAGATATAAAGCTTATGGTATTTTAGCTTATTGTCCTGAAACAGGAGAATATGTTGGAGAAACTGAAAGATCATTCTCAATGGATTTGTCTAATGAAAGAACAAGAATCTATTCAGAATGGGAAATATTGTTTTTTATGAATGATTGTTCTGAGGAAGAAAAAAGATTAAAAAAAGAACAATTCCTTAGAAAGTTAAATAAATCTGCTGAAAGATTTGCAAAATATTTATCAAAAAAATTAAAAAGAAAATTTATTCCTATTTTATTTAGAGCTGGTTCAAAAAATGCACCGGTATCTATTAATTGGGATAGATATTATAAAATGTCTAGTGATAAGTTTGAGAGAAGAAATCCTATGTTTCAAATTAAGGGCGAGTCCAATTAGGACTCGATAGATTCTCTTTTGTAAGAGATTACTTCTGTAAAACCGCCTTTTATACGCTTACTTATTTCAAAAACTCTTTCTGACTCTTCAATAGAAATATTTGAAATAAATAGATCATTTACAGAAACTAAACCTGTTCCACCTTTTTTGATATCTTTTTTGCTTTTTTTCATTAGCTTGTTCATTTTCTTTACCTTTTATAAATTTATAGTTATTCTCCCCGAAAGGAGGAGATTTAAAAGAATTCGTCAAAGTCTAAAGACTCTTCCTCTTCTTTTTCTCTAATTTTGATCTCAACAAGATTTCGATCTTTTTTTAGTAACACAATTGGTTCCTGTATATCTTTTTCTTGTTTTAGTACTTGCTTATAAACTCTTCTGGCTCTGTTTGAAGCAGTTAATACTTCTACCTCGTCACCAATTTTAGCTTTTAATACTTTTTTTACAGAACGCTCTACTAAACTTTTTAGGTCTTCAATCGTTGCAATAAACTCTTTTAGAGAAATTTCAGTTGTTCCTTCTTTGAACCCTGCCTCTTTAAAGTGTTTAAGAACTTTTTTGTCATGACCATAATTTCTTGAGAAAAATCTGGAAACTTTATTATTTCCTTTTACTCTTACAGTGTGTTCTGTTAACTGAACTTTTAATGTTTGTTTTGTATCTTCTGGAATTACTTTCATAATTCACTCCTTTTAAAATTTTTTAACTTAAAATAAGTTATCTTCTGTTTTAGGATTCTTTTTTTGAATAAACTAGTTTTTTATTAAAACTTTGATAGCTTTTATAACTCCAATAGATCCCATAATAAAAGAGAAAAATGTATCGGAAATTATATAAGATAATGGAACCCCAATATAAAAATCTTTTCCAAGGGGTTCTGTTGCAACATAAATTGTTACTCCATAAATCATAAATATAAAAGTAGCAGACAAAAATAAATGTCTTTTTGCTGTTTCCTTTTCTCTTCTTTTTATTAGATTTTCTTCAATTTTGGATTCTTCTTCCATTTTTGTATCCTTTTATTTATTGTTAAAATTAACAACATACCAATCAGTTGTTTCTCCAATCATATTTCTAATGCATTGAAGTTTTTCTGTCTCTGTTTTTGCTAATTCTATTTTCTTTTTATAAGTTCTTGAAGGATAATTTCCTTCTAAAACCCAATCAATATAATTATTTAAGTATTCTAAATGTTCTTCTCTTTGAGAAAGAACTTCTTCAGAATGAATAAATATATCTGTTTCAATTTTAAAAAGAGCTTCACGAACTTCAATTAATTCTTCATTGATAGGAACTAATTTTAAATTATCTCCTAAGTAATAATTTTTACTTAACATTACTTTTAGAGAATTGAAAGTTCTTTTTATAAGAGATTTATCTTTATTTTTAATTGCTTCAGAAACAATCAACAAGAACTCTCTTATTTCTTGTGAGAAGAATTTATCTTCTTCTATAATTTTAATTATAGGCTCTTCATTTGAAAGGCCAAGTGAAAAACAATCTGCTAAATCTGAACTAACATAACAATTTCTGTCTACTTCGTCCATAATTTCACATGCAACTGTTCTTTCTGGTCTTTTATATATCTTTACACTTTTCTCAAAGTGTCTTATGTCTGATTCAATAGCTAGATTTAATAATCTTTTTAAAGAATCTTTTTGATTTTCATAAAGTTTCTCTGGATATTTGATAAGAGAAGCTTTTGTATAATCTGAAATTGGAATCTGATTTTTTTCAATAACAATAAAGTTGTTGTTATTATCAGAGAATCCTTCTTTCAATCCTAGTGCTTTAAATCGTTTATCTAGTAATTTTGCACCTTCATGTCCAAAAGGTGGGTGTCCACAATCATGTAATAAACATGTATTATGTAATGCAAAACGATAGTCAATTTCTAATCCTGGAAGTCTAATTGCTTCTTCTGTAATATGTGCAGAATTAGCAACTTCATAACTATGAGTTAAACGATTTTGTACTGTTTCAACTCTACCATTTTTAGGAAATACAACTTGTGTTTTCTCAGCTAATCTTAAAAAAGCTTTATTTGAGATAATTGAAGCTGTATTTTCTAATGAATGAATTTTGTCCATAGGGATCTCCTTGTATAATTTTTGACTAAAATGAGTCATGTTTTGTTATAGGATTAATTTGAAATAAGTGAAAATATGAAGAAAAAAGAGGTTCTCCCTGAATAAGGGAGAGGGTGTTGACTAGAAAGGAATTTCGTCCTCGTCTACGTCAACGGCTGGTGCTTCTTGAGAAGGTGCAGATTGAGCTGCTGGTGTAGAGTTTTGAGCTGGTGCAGAATCAGTATTTGAAGCTTTTCCGCCAACAAGTTCAATCTCATTTGCAGAAATAACAAGTTTACTTCTTTTACCTTCTTCTGTTTCCCAACGTTCTTCAACAACTGTACCAACAATAAATGCCTGTGTACCTTTTTTCAAAAAGTCAGGCAGTTTAGAGTTTGCATGAACCCAATGTTTTACTGTGTAAAACGAAGGTCTTTCTTCCCAGTTGTCTCCATTTTTAACTCTTTCATTTGCAGCAACTCTAAATTCTACCAACTTAGATTTCTCATTTGAGAATTTAACTTCTGCGTCTGCGACTAAACGTACTGTTCCTTGTGTTTGTAATAGCATAATATGCTCCTTATAAAATTAAAATTGACTAAAAAGATAGTCTTAGTGTGTTATAAGACTAATATTCCTTTTTATTAGTAATATTATATCTTTTTTTTACTTAATTGTTCTTTAATTTAATTAAAGCTTCTTCAAGCATTTTTATCATATCTTCTTTTGAAGACGTTGATTCAAAAAATGAAAACTTTTTTTCTTTCACAAAGTTTTCATAACTGTTTTTATTTGCATAAAAACTCTCTGAACAGTTTGGACATTCATATTCTGTGTAATAACTAGAACCTATATGAACACATGTTCTTAGTGCTTTGAAATTACTAAAATATTCTGTATGTCCACACTTGTCACATTTTGGGTTTGTATCATATGTTATATGTAATCCTGCCATAAAAAATCCTTTTATCTATCCCAATAAAGGGATAGTTTCTTATGCTGCGTCTTCAATTACTTGATCTAACAGCATTTCATATACGTCCATAGAATAAAATGAACATGTATAACCAACATTTCCTTCATTGGAAAATTTCAAGAATGCAGTTTTAAACTCCATTCTAAACTCTTCTGGTACTTTATTTTGACAAAACTCATTTGGTGTCATGTCATATCCTTTGTAAATTTTATTTTGATTGGGTAAACAAATCCTTCTTCAAAGCTTTTAGAAGAAACTACTTTGCACTTTGAAATATCTTCAATTGATACTTGAACCGGGAAAAAGTTTTCCGGAGTTAAGACATGTGCGTCAGATAAGATATTTAAAGCTTCTTCTTCACAATAAAGAATTGGTTCACCTTTACTTCTAGATTCATGTTCAAATAAATCTAGTTGATTTTTTTTAAGAGATACAATTATATATCTCTCATGTTCTCCACCATAAATTATTCCACCTAAAATCATAATCGACTACTTCATAGCTGGAAACGCAATAACGTCTCTAATTGATTGACTATCTGTCAACAACATAACTAAACGATCAATACCAATACCAGCACCAGCGGTTGGAGGCATACCATGCATTAAAGCTTCAATGAAATCTTTATCCATATGCATTGCCTCGTCGTCACTATCTTTATCAGCAACTTGTGCTTTAAATCTCTCGTATTGATCAACTGGATCGTTTAATTCATTAAATCCATTTGCTAATTCTCTTCCTGCAATAAACAGTTCAAATCTTTCAGCAATCTCAGGGTTTTTATCAGAACGTCTTGCTAATGGAGATATCTCAATTGGATATTCCGTAATGAAAGTTGGATCAATGAGTTTTTCTTCAACAAATTCGTCAAAGATTTTTTCCCAAAGTTTTCCACGATTTAAGCCTTCATTTACTTGAATACCATTTTCTCTTAACCAGTTTTCCATAGCAATAGTACTTTCTAAAATATCTTCCGGTGCACCACCAATTTCAACTAATGCTTTTTTAAATGGGATTTTTTTCCAGTTATCAAAGTTGATTGTTATGTCTCCATATTTAATATTGAAGTCGTCTGTCTTTAATGTTTCGTCAATGATTTGTTTAAATAACAACTCAATGAACTCCATTAAAAGATTATATGAAGTGTATGCAGCATAAAATTCCATAGAAGTAAACTCTGGATTATGCGTTGCGTCTACACCTTCATTTCTAAAATTCTTTCCAATTTCATAGACAAATGGCATTCCACCAACAATCAATCTTTTTAAGTATAACTCTGGTGCAATACGTAAATATCTTTCTGCGTCTAATGCATTATGATAAGTTACGAATGGTTTAGCATTCGCTCCACCAGGAATTGGATTAAGGGCCGGAGTTTCTACTTCAAGAAACTCATTTGAATCCATGATATTTCTAATAGTTTTTATGATTTTTGAACGAGTGATAAGTGTTTTACTTGTTTCTGCATTCATAATCATATCTAGATATCTTTTTCTGTAACGAGTTTCTTTATCTTCTAATCCATGAAATTTCTCTGGAAGAGGAGTTAAAGATTTCGTTAAGATTTTTATATCTTTTACAAGAAGAGTTAACTCACCTGTATTTGTTCTGTATGGAACACCAGATAAATAAATTATATCTCCGATATCTAACATATTTTTAAATACAGGATAAGTATCTCCAAGTTCTTTTAAAGAAAGAAATGCTTGTTGTCTTTCTCCTAAGAATTCGAAATGTAGAAAACCACTTTTCCCCATTTTTCTTAGAAGCATAACTCTTCCAACAAATGAGTAATTTGTATCTTCTGGTAAATCTTCCATATCTTTAAAACGTTCTTTAAAGTAAGAAAGTTCTGTTGTTTCTGAAAATAAATTTCCGTCAATAGCTGGAAATGGACTCATTCCTGCATTTGTTAAGCGCTGAGCTTTCTCTAATCTTGCCTTTGTGTATTGTGAATTAAACATATTCACTCCTTTTTATAAAAAATTGACTTTAGGATAAAGTCTTGCTTTTGTTATATGTCTTTAATTTTAAATCTCTATCATTTTTTCTAAAATATCTAGTCTATATTTTTTTTCAAAAAATTCTTTTCTATTATTTATTATTTCGATTAATGAATTTTCTAGAAGAATTAGATTTTCATAATCTTTTAATTCAGCTTCTTCTAAAGAAATTGCATTGTTTTGAATTAATATTAACTTTCCAATATTTTCTATATTTAATTTTTTATAAAATTCACTTGATATATTTGGTAACTTTTTATATGAGGAAAGAATAAAAGGCATTTCATTATTTTTATCTCTTGATATGAATAAACCTAGATTTAGATTAGATAAAAAAACAACACTTTCATTTATTGAATTAGTAGATAAAGCATATTTAAAAATATAAAATTTTTTTTGATTTTTAAGATCACAATCTGAATAGTTTTTAAATGTTGCTATTTTTATAGTCTCTTCTATTTCATTTTTCTTTGAATATAAAATATCTTTACTTTCTTTTAATAATAGTTCAAGTAATCTAGAATAGATAGCGTTGTGTAGGTGTAGATTTTCATTTTTTATCATTTAGATTTCCTTTTTATTTGAATTATATATCTTTTTTTATTACAAAGTCCTTAATTTAAGTTATGTTTTATTGATATTTAAATATAATTATAAAAACAATATGAAGGTTATAAAATGAAAGTTGAATGGAAAAAAACTAAATATAAAAATCAAGAAAGATATGAATTATTTATAAATGATATATTAACTGGTGAATTTTCTTTTGATTTTGTATCTAATGATCAAAAAATTCTATTAGAGGCATTTGAAATTTCTTCAGAATTAAGAGGATTTGGATTTAGTAAGATTTTAGCTTTAAAAATAAATGAACTTTTAAAAACAAAGTATATTGATTATATTCTTGTAATAGAATGTGTTCCTTACAATGATAAACCTTTATCTGAAGCTAAATTAGCTTCTATGTATCAAAAATTGTTTCCTGGGTGTATTGAGGTCTCTAAACATTTATTTCATTATATGGCTTAATAAAATGACTTCTATCGCTATATATAGTTTGTCTCCAAATGATTTTTTGTCAACTATTCCATGGTTCTTAGGTTTAATAATTATTCCAGCTTTAATTGCTTATTTATCAAAAGGAAAAGTATTATATTTATTTTCAATTATTATTTCTTTTATTTTTCTTTATAACTTTATTTTTTATGAATTAAATAAAGAAAAAAATATGACTTTATCTGTTTATAAAGATAAAAATAATTTACTATTTGTTTTAAAAGAAAACGATAAAAATGTGAGTTTAAACAATGTAATTCTTCCTTGTGCTAGATTTGAATTGAAACATATTGTTGAACGAGATAAGCGTATTTCTTCTTTTAAGTCAACTTATGATTCTATTTATGCTTGTAATCAAGAGGTTATATCTACTAGAAATTCATTTAATGGTTTTTTTCTTAGAAAGAATGATTTACAAGAACTTTATTATAAATTAAAATAACTCATATAACAAAAGATCTTTATAATTTAAAAGGAGTTTATTATGGAAATTGTTGAATCAAATGATTTAGTTGCTATCGTGATTAATAGAAAATATATTAATCAAGAAAAGGAATTTAAATTAATGATAGAATCGGAACTTAATATTAAGTTAGGTGATTCTAAAATTGAAGATATTTCAGAAGAAGAAGTTTGTCTTTCTTTTTTAAAAATATTTGCCTAAGCCCTATTAGGGTTAGGTGTATAATTCTATTTCCATATCTGTATCAGATAGTATTTCTTTTATTATTTTAATTACTTCTTTTTTATCTAATCCACCTTCTCCTGTTCCAATCATTGGTATTGCAATAGAACTAATTTCTAACTTTTTATAGTTGTTTTTTAATTTTTTTAACCCAATTTTAATATATTCATATTCTGATTTTTCTTTCCAATGTTTTTTTGTTGGAAAATTTAGAATTCTTTTGTTCCCTTCTTTTATTATTTGAAGTTTTCCAACTGTTAATAAGTTTTGTTTACATATTTTTTTATAAGATACAAACATGTTTGGATATTTGTTTTTAAATTGAAGAGCCAATCCTTTACCCATAACTCCAATACAATTAACTGGATTTACTAGTACTTCTGCATTTGATTCAAAAATATCTCCATTTTTTTCTATTATCATGAAATACTCCTTTTGTCTTGTTTTATAATAATATATATTATTGTCTGTATATAACATTAATTTAAGATTATAAAAGATATAATAACATATAAATACAAAGAGGAGTCTTAAATGAAATATTTTTTATTTTTATTAGTATTATTTGTTTTTTCAGGGTGTACACATTATCAATGTGGAATAGAAAAAACAGCTTTTGAGCAATTAGATTCTGTTTCAAAAAGTGAAATATGTTCAAAATATCAAAAAGAACAATTTGAATTAAGGAAAAAGAGAGAAGAACAAAGACTTCTTGAAGAAAAAAATAGAGAAAGAAAAATAAAAATTGAAGAAGATAAATTAAGAGAAATATATAAAACAGCAAATATTGAAGATATTTTAAGAATTGAAATAGTTGGTGGAATATTTAAACCATATGGATTAACTAAAAAAATTAGACCATTTTCTTTTACTTTAGTTAATGGAGAAGTAAAAAAAATTTGTTTTCATGATTTTAAATCAACAAAAATTTGTATATGGGTTACATATCAAAATGGAAAAATCATTTGGAATATTATACCTGATAGACGAGATCTACCGTTTTATATAGATAAAAATTTTGATAGAACATTTTATAAAAGCAGTAAAGAAACTATTACTTATCCAAATAATTGGTATAAAAAACATTTAATTAATATTCATATAAATGGAAAGTATCGTGGTGCAGAAATGGATTTTAAAGCGTACATTCATTATTCTAAAAGAAGAGATATTCATTTCTTTTAAATATCCTTATAACAAATTTAAGACTTATTTTAGTCTATATTTATTTAAGGAGTTTCCTATGGTAGAAAGTTTACATTTTTCAATTACAGGTGAGTTTATTACAACTCATTTTAGAAATTTATGTTTAGAGAAAGAGTTTGAAAAAGCTGTTTCCGGGTTAAAAGATTCTTTGATTGGGATTGATATGGATACAGTTATTTCTGTATTAAATGGAACAAAAAAGTTTACTGGTGAAAATGAAGTGTTATTAGAAGACGAAGAGGACCTCTCATATAGAGAAGAACTTTTATCTTCTTTTACAGATTTATTTTTCTTTGAAGGTGATTGGTATGAAGTAGCTGCTGCTATTTCAACTATAAAAAAAGGAGATAAATTTGTTGCAGAACGAGCACGAATATATGTTCCTGATTTTGATAAAATTACTTTTTATGAAGGTATTTTACTTACATTAAAAAGAACAACAAAAAAACCTCCTTTTTGGTTAGATACTGATTTAAGATATCAAAAGTTTAATATTGATTCTGTATCAATTACATATGGTGTAGATATTTCTCAAATTGAGTATGGTCAAAGACAATCTGAAATTGTAAGAGAGATTATTGATTATCAAATTTCTCGTGGTTTTCTTTGTAAACCTTATGAAAAGGAGGAATTTCTTGATTTGGAATTTGTTTATGACGAAATTTATGCAAGAAATTCTCAACATATTCGACTAGAAGAAGAGTATTTAACAAAGAGAGAAGAAGAGCTTAGAAAAAAAGTTATTGAGCAGGCTAAAGAAAAAGGTGGTTTTATGAAAATTGTTTCAAACAATGGAGTAGAATTTAATGTTCCTAGAAATCCTTTTCTTATTTGGGCAAGTCAATCAACAACAACTCGTCTAAATATAGATACGTCTAATTTAGAATGGGATTTAATTTCTCCAAGCTCTTATAAAATGAGAGGAGATAATCCATATCATACTGATTTTTGTTTGGGTATTGAAGGTTTAGATATGTCAACTATTTATAAAAATGAAGAGTTAACAAATGCAACTTATGGAGTCATTATATCTTCTTCACCAAATGAAATGGTTACAATTTGTGGAAAAGGAAAAATTACAGGAAGAATAACTTTTGTTACTGATACAGAGAATATTTCTAAGTATAAAGATAAAATAGTTGTTATTCCAAATGCTGGTATTGAATATTTTGAAATAGCTAAGATTGCTAAATTAGTTATAGCTAATACAGGTGGTCCAGCTTCTCATTTAGCATTAAATGCATATGAACATAAAATTAACTTAGTTTATCTTAAAGATTCTTTAAATCTTAGTGAGAATTTATTCTATACTTTTGATTTAGATTCTGGATTGGTAACAATGTAAAGGATTTGTAATGAAAAAAGAAATGCTAGAAAGATTAGAACCATATTTTAATATTCCAAAAATTGTAGAAACTTATGATTCTGATAAATTTTATGCAGTTAGATCTAATGATTTAACTGAAGATACAGAGGAAAAAAGTTCTGCTGGTAAATATAAAACTATTTTAAATGTTAAAGGTGATAAAGTGGAAGAAGCAATAGAAGACGTTTTAAAAACAGCTTCTGATTGTTTTGTTCAAGAAATGATAATTCCTGATTACTCTTTTGTTGGTTTAATGAATAAGAAATTAGGGAAAGTTATTATATCTATGAATAATGGTCCTTGTGAAGCTTTAACTTCTGGATTAGTTACCGGAGTGTCTTTAATTGAAACAAATGACTCGAAAAGAGTTATTGGAAAACAAGAGAAAAAACTTGTTTTCTCTGGAACTAGACCTATTTTTATAGAAGATTTAAATCCTAAATTTTTTAATATAGATTTTTATATTATTTGGGCTTATATGGAAAACGTTGCTCGCAAAGCGGGTTTAGACAGTGTAAATATTGAAGGTTCTGTTTGTGGAGATAAAATTTATCTTTTACAATGTAGACCTTGGAATATCTAAGGAGGCCTTTCAGGTCTCTTGATTTAAGCAAACTTTTATATTTGAAATGTTATTATGTTTATATGAAATTAATATATGATAACAAAACAGAACAATTAGAATCATTGGAAATACCACCTATTTCATTTTTACAATATAAAGATAATGACGCTCGTGAAGCTTATCTTATTTTCTTAGAATTAAGGTTGGTGTATATTGAAGAATCTTTAAGATTGCATATAAATTCTCAAAAAGAGATATATTTAAGTTGGGTAGATAGATTTAATTATTTAAAAAAATTAATAAATTGCTCAAATAAAATATATTTTGAAAAATAGTCTTAAAACAGTTTAATATTTTATTATAAAGGTATAAAAATGAAAAAAACATTGTTAAATATAGTGCATGTTGCGCTATTGGTATCAATTTTAGTTGGCGCTTTTGCGCTTATATCTCCGGGATCAGCATTTTCTGATCGTCCGGAACATTATATAGTTAGTGTAGCTTCTCGCTAGGCTAACTATAACAATTCATTTTAGGAATTGTAAAAGAATAATATAAGGTTCTTTTTTATATAATACAAATAAAAAGGTTTTTTATGATTACAGTTATTGACATGGCACAAACTTTTATAAAAAAAGAGTATGATAAAAAATGTGAAGAATTTCCAAAAGATAAATCTTATTATATTAAGATATATACAATTGTAAATATATATTTAAACAATTTAAGTAAAAAGTTTGATCGAGATTTCTTTGAAGATATAAAAAAACCAAAAAAATATGAATTTGAAAATTATATAAATTACTTTGTTGAAAACAGTAATCAAACATTATTTCAATATATAGATAGTTCTCCTGAAAATCAATATTTTATTAGTTTAGTTGAAAGAGAATTAGATAAATATTTAAATCTATTTAGAAAAAAATATGATAAGGAAACTTTATTAAAATTATTTAATTTAAAAAATAAACGTAGAGAGTCTATTACCCAATAAATGGGTAAGAGAGCTAAATCATATTAGCTATGTCGGAAGTATATGTTCTTCTTTCTCCTAATTCGTCAATAATGTTGACTTTATAAGAAGAATATTCTTTTGTGGGTAAAATAGAAAGACTTCCTATTTCAATTGGTCTATCAAAAATAGTTGCTGCTTTAGCTAAAAACATTACTCCTTCCGATTTATTAAAATCTCTATTTTCAATAAAATCAGCTGGTCGATTTAAATCAAAAATATATTTGCCTAATTCAAGAATATTTTGAGCTTTTACACCTATTAAATTGTAAGGAATTTTATCTTTGAAATAACTTTCCCAAAGTTCGTCAGCTGTTTTATTTTTGAATGAGTCAAACCTTTCGTCTAAACTTATAAGATCAAAAGTTTTACAACTGTCTACTTTTACAATTTTATAAATATTGTCTGCACCTTCTCTTTTTTCTACTAAAAAATTTGATTTATTTAATAAATACCAAAAAGAACCTACATTTCCGTCTAACTCTGTTGCTTTATAATCATGCATATTATGCTCCTTAAATAAAATTTACTAAAAAATAGTAATTATATTGTTTTAGGATTAAATATGGATTATAGAGAGTAATTCTAAGATAGATATAAGGCCTAAACCTATTGAAATTATGAAGAGTATTAATCCAACTTTAAATTGTCTTCTAGTATGATCAAATTCAATTATTTCATTATTATATTGGTCTAAGTAAATGATTACGGGAATCTTCTTTTTTTTCTTAAACTTTAAATAATCTATATATTTAAAAGACGGTTCCATTTTAAATGCATTCAATGGATCTTCTTTTAAAGAAAGATAAAATGTATAAACTGTTCCTTCTTTTGTTTCTTCCTTTGATATAGCTCTTTTTTCCATAACTAATCTTGGTATTCTTTTTTCTAAGATAAATGGTTTTAATAAATTAATTGATATTGTGAATAAGATTATTCCGAATAAAAAATCGAGTAAAAACATAAAATTTTTCCTATTTTTTTATTTATTATAGCTTTTTTTAAAAATTATATTCTTATAACTAAACATACCATTTTTTGAAAGGTGAATATTGATCCAAAGTACATTTTTGTTCTCCTGTACAATTTCTACTGGGAGGATCCTTATCGTTCAGATAAGTCGCACTTGCTTACAGGCCCCAAGCCGTAGCATAATTTCCTTCCAGGGTCAATATCTTCCTCAATTAAATCCTCAATTCTATCTTATAACAACTTATCCTTAACTTTATAAGGAAAATTTTATATAAAAGGAGTTCTTATGAACACAAGAATCGGAAAACCTACGGCTATTGGACAACATGTAATTGTTGATATTGTAAAAAATATAAACAGAGAGGGTTTCGATAGCCAAGGTGATTTTTCTATACAGGATATTAATCCTAACAATACACCTGGTCAACCAAAATATCATGTTTTAATTGAAGGATATGTTTTTCCAGAAACTTTTCCAAAGCAAATTGTTAATAATTTCTTGTTTGAAAAAAGTTTGAGAAATTTATTAACATTTTTGGCTGAAAAGAAAAAAGAAGGTAAAGAAATTAAAGTTGCTTTACAATCTCAACCAAAATTAGATACAGAATATTTAACTGTTTTGTATTTAATTGATAAAGCTTTCCCGGATATCACATTATCAATCTTTTTTGAATCTGTTAAAGAGGCAAAAATGTATGATTCAGTTGGAGACGCTATTTTAAATGTAAAAAAAGTGTTAAAAACAGAAAATATAAACTGTATAAAAAATTTATATAGTTTAGATATGTTTGATATTTATGAAGATTCTATCTTAAAACGTACAAAATATGATTTTAAGAAAGACCTTTCTGGAAAAAGAGTAGCTATTATTGATACTCATAATTTTTATTACAGAAATTTCTTTGGCATGCCAAGTATGTATAATTCTTCTGGTACACCAACAAGTGTATTAAAAGCTTTAACTACTTCTTTAAAGTCGTGGATTGAAGATAAATATGATTATATTATCTTTGCGTCTGAAGATAAAAGAGGTGTTAAAAATGGTGTAAGATATGCGCTCTATGAACAATATAAAGCGAATAGAGAAGAGACTGACGAAGAACTTAAAGTTCAGATTAAATTAGCAGAAGAACTTTTAACTGATATGGGTTTCAAAATTGTATCAGAAGAAGGATTTGAAGCTGACGATATTGTTGGATCTTATTCTAGATTCTTTGAATCAATGGGTGCTGAAGTTATTATTCATACAACAGATAAAGATATGTATCAGCTTATTTCTGATAAAGTAAAAATCTGGAATCCAATGAAACAGATTTTCATTACAGAAGTAGAATGTAGAGAAAAGTTTATTGTTGGTCCAGAGAAGGTTGTTTATTCTCTCGCATTAGGCGGAGATACGTCAGATAATGTACCTGGTGTAAAAGGTATTGGACCTAAAAAAGCTGCTGCATTAATTCAGCAATATGGAGATCTTAATGGTATTTATAAAAATGTAGATACTATTACAGGTGCTGTTCAAAAAAATCTGCAAGAGAATCAAGAAAATGCATTCTTATCTCTTGAGTTGGTAACTATTTATGACTTTCTTGCTAGAGACGTAAAAGTTAAAGATTTTAAATTTCCTAACTATAATATCTTTTCAGCTGTAAAAGATAAGTTAGAGGAGCTTGAAATTAACGTATAAAGGGTTTATTATGATTTTTAGTAAATATCTATGTCCAAAATGTTTAAAGAGTTTTAAAGGGCAATTTGGAAGTGATAATAAAATCTGTGGAACATGTGGAAGTAGAGCTATGAGAATTCATTATTCATTAAGAGTTCCAAAAGTTTCTTCTTCAAAATATGTTTGGAAAAAGTTTTTAAAATCTTTTTTCGTTTATTGCGAAAGAAATAAAGATTGTATTTATCAAAAGGAAGTAAAAGAGCTTTTCAAAAAGTTTAAGCTTCCTATAACAAAAACATGACTTGTTTAGTCAAATTTTTTTAATTTAAGGAGTTCTTATGAAGAATTTATTTTTATTGGTAGGACCAAGTGGTAGCGGTAAATCAACGCTAGAGGCAAATTTAGTAAAGACTGCACCAGAGCAGTTTCACAAAGCTATTTCAGCAACAACTCGAGAAAAGAGAAAAGGTGAAGTAGACGGAGTTGATTATTATTTTAAGCAAAGAGAAGGTGAAAATAGAGGATTACCTGTTTTTGATCCTTCTGAAATGCTTGAAACTGTTGAATTTGCCGGTAATTTATATGGATTACCAGTCAGTGAAGTATCTGAAACAAAAGATACTATTGTTGTTGTTGAGCCAAATGGTGTTGTTCAAATTACAGAATATGTTGAGGAAAATATGCCAGATACTAAAGTTTATGTTATCTATATGGATATTCCTTTTCAAGTTCGTCTTGACAACATGATTAAAGAAAGAGGTGACGATCCAAAAACGGTTCGTGAAAGATTAGCTAAGGATAATATTGAAGAGACTTTTAAAGCCTTTGGTATTAAAGCTGATTTAACTATCAAAAAACTAAATCCACAATTACATTTTCATGTTCTTGAGTGGATTGAAGTTACTAAGCGTATTTATAGCGTATAGTAACTGTTCCAACCCATATTTGGGTTGGCATTTAACATGCTGCTATATCACAAGCACCAACGTCACAAGAACCTATATCGCAGGAACCTGTTTCACATGCACTTTCTACACCTAATTCTCCACAACCACAAACAGATTCTTCTACCATTCCAGCTAAGCAGCCCTTTTCAATATTTTCTTGTTTTGTTGATTTTTCTTGTTTTGATTCTTTCCACTCCCCTTTTTCTCTTTTTTCTTCAATAATTTTCATAGCTTCTTTACATTCTTTTGTTGTTTTGAAATACTCTTTTATTCCTGCAATAAAGCCTTTTTCATTCATAACTTCCTTTACACAAGAAGAACATGTTCCATTTTCATATAAAGCACCTTTTGCACAGCGATAGCCTTTTCTTGGAGATATAAATTCCTGATATACTTCAATGAAGAAAATACCTATTTCTTTTGCATATATAATTAATGTAAAAAGTAAAGCTAACCAAAAGATATAAGATTTTATATACATTTTATAATATATATATGTTGAATCACCTCTATTATTAATTCCTAGTTCCATGTTTACAAATGATAAGTCAGTTGCTGTATGATAAAGTTTTACGTTTAAGTTTTCTTTTATTTTTTCAGCTATTTTTTTATCTTCAATATATACAGCTAGTTTATTTAATATTGAATAATTTGTTTTTTGATATTCAATTATTTTTATATTTTCTGGTTTAAAGTATAAATCTAAATCTTTAAGATATAGTTCTCCAATTGAATAACCTTTTGCACGAATAGAACCTTCAGTATGGAAAAGTAATTTCATTTTTTTTGAATTTTTTACAGCATGTATTTCAAGAGAATCAATAGTTGTATTTATATCTATAATTTTTATTGGAAGTGTTGTAGATTTTACATATTGTTCTATTTTTTCAGGTTTTAAATTATGTTTCATTGGAATACTTAAAAAAATGATTGCTGCAAAAATTAGTATCCATAGATATTTTAGAAATTTTAATAAAGTTATGTCCGTCATTTTTTCTTGACTCATGTGATATCCTTTTTTGTTTTTATAATATCACATGAATACTTAAAATATTCTTTTTTATTCGAATTTTTCGTTATAAATGAATGCTTGAAATTCTTGAACCTTTGAATTCAACTCTAACTCTATCACCTTTTCTATAATATTGATTATCAACGACAACCTTAATTGTTTCACCAGAGTCAAGTTGAACAATTAGTTCTTCACCTTGCTTTTGATTTAAATTATTTCCTGCTGCACCACCTAGTAATGCACCAGCTACTGTTGCAACAGTTTTTCCTGTTCCTCCACCAATTTGGTTTCCCAAGATACCTCCGGCAGCTGCACCTAATAAAGTTCCTGTTCCATTATCTCTTAATGTTACTGGTTTTACAGAAATAATCGTACCCATTTTAATAACACTATATGTATTTGAATCAGAAACTGTATATCCATTTTTTTGCATTGGTGCACAACCTGAAAATAGAATAGATAAGCCTAAAAATGTGCCTAATAATATTGATTTGAACATTAAATTCTCCTTTTTAATTTATTTTATCATAGAAAAGTTACTTTTTGAGTTCTTCAAAATTTTCTTTTATATATTCTTTCATTATATCTATTTCTTTTACCCAGTCAATAAAATTAAGTTCTGTTCCTGATTGTTTTTCTCCAGCTAGATCACCACTTCCTCTTAGTTCTATATCTTTTTCTGATAATTTAAATCCGTCTTCTGATTCTGAAACATATTGTAATCTTTTTTTTGTAAGGTCTTTTATATTTTTTTTACCAGGGACCAAATAACAATAACCTTGTGTTTCTCCTCTACCACAACGACCCCTAATTTGGTGTAATTGTGAAATTCCAAATCTATCTGCATTTTCTATAAATACATGTGAAATCTTTTTATTACTAAATCCTGAGTCAACCATAACAGTTGCAATTAAAATATCAAATTCACCATTCATATATCTTTCAATAATGTCTTCAACGTCTTCTTTTTTCATTCGTCCATGAATATATTCAATTTTTGCATGTTTAAATACCTTTTTGTATTTTTTTACAGTATCTTTAACATTTACCATATCATTACTGTTAATTGAAGGAACTATTACAAGGGTTTGTTCTCCTTTTTTCATTCTTTCTTCAACTTCTTTTAGTTCTTCAACTGTACTTTTGTCAAAATGGAAAATTTTTGTAATTCTCTCTTTTCTATTTTTTGGTTTTGTTTTTATTTGAAAAACATGAAAATTTGTAAAAATAGACGAAGCCAATGTTCTTGGAATTGGTGTAGCTGTCATATAAATCATATGAGGTTGTTCATTAAATTGTTTATATAACTTTTCTTTTGCTGATACACCCATTTTTTGTTCTTCGTCAATAAAAATTGCTTTTAAATTTTTAAAGCTTAATGAATTTACAGAAGTTGTTCCAATAACTATTGCTGGTTCTCCTTTTTCTAATTTTTTATTTATTTCCGCTTTTTCTTTTGCTTTTGTTTTTGAATGAACTAAAAAGATATTATCCTCTTTAAGGTATTTTTTTGCTTCTTCATAATGTTGTTTACTAAGAATAGACGTAGGTGTTATAATTGCAATTTGGTGACCTTTTTTCATAAGAATATAAGCTACAAATAAGGCAACTAATGTTTTTCCACTTCCTACGTCTCCAAATACTAAAGATTTTGTACCTGTTTTTTCTGAGAAGATTTTAAGTAAGCCCCACATAGTTTTCTTTTGGTCTTCTGTTAATTCAAAAGGTAATAATTCTGACAGCATTTTTAAAAACTCTATATCTTTTTCTGTAACTTTTATACTTGGTATATTTTTTTCGTCAACAGACAATAAGCTTCCTAAAATAATTCTCCATATTTTTTCAAGAGCAATTCTTTTATTGAATTCTGGATATGTAACAAATTCTTCAAATTTATCAACTTTAATAGGTATAAATCCATGCATATATTTTAAGCTTAAATCTAGTGGTTTTAAATTCATTTCTTTTGCAAGTTCTTCTGGAAGATAATATTTGTTTTTTAGTTTATCAAGGTTTTTAATAATCTCTCTAAATGCATGTTTTATTTGAAAAACAGTAGTTCCATTTCTAAGAACATATAATGGTTCAGGAACAACAACACCTTCACTTTTTTGATCAGATATTTCTAAATCTCCACCAATTGCATTTAATTTTGGTTGTTCAATTTGCATAATTCTAAAACCTGCACCAGTGGTAAATGAAGCTATTTTCCCGGTTACTTGCATTAATGTTTCTTTTGGTGTTTGTTTTTCTAAAGAGAAAAGAACTTTTCTATATTTTTGGTTTGAAGAAATCCAATATAAAGTAATTGATTCTCCGTCTTTATATAGCTTTGCTGAAATTCTTGTAAGTTTACTTCCCATAGCTTTTGTTTCAAATTTATCAATATATCCAAAGACTGTAACAACTGTTTTATCTGGATATCTAGCTACGTCTGGAATAGGTATCATTAAAGAAGAGGCATTATAACCTTTTGGAGTTATATCAGTTATAATTTCGTGTTCATTTTCTAGTTCATAGTTTTTTAAAATTAAGTCAGTCATATAAAAACCCTGTATTTTTCTTTTATTTTACCTTATTTTAGCTTAAATTATTCTTTTTTATAAAATTCAAAAGTTTCAACTTCTGTATATGGAAAATATGTTTGTTTTTTTGTTTTTATATCTTCTAGAATAAAAAAGATTTCTTTTTCTTCAATTAATTTATATTCTATATTGTCTTTTTTAAAAATTATATTTTTTATTTTTTCTGTTTTATTTAGTCTTGTTAAATATAGAAGCATATTTATATCTTTTTTGATAAAGAAAATAAAAATTCCTATAAAAACTAATATTATCTGATAAATTAATTTAAAATCTTTTAAGGAAGAAAACATATAAAGAATACTAAAAAGAATAAAAACCAATATAAATAAATTTAAAATTTCATTTGAAAATGAATCAATTTTTTCATAAAAATTTTTGTTTTTATTAAAAAGAAGAATTAATAATATATTATAAATAATAAAAAGTAAAAGATTAAAATTGATTAATTGACCTTCTTTTGAAAGAAGAGTTATTGTTATTTGGTATAAAAAAATTGTACTGTAAAAAAAAAGAAAATCTTTTACTTTTTTATAAAAAGATATAAATAAAATAAAAAATAAAATAAAAAATATAATTAAAAATATAATTAAATATAAGTCTTCTGAAATAATATGTGGATTTATTTTTTTAAGTGGATTATTTATAAATGCCAATATAGTTATATAAAAAATAGAAATATACATTATATATTTTTTCATAATAAATCCTTTTTTTTATCTATAACATTATAATCTATTATTTTAATAGAATTATTTTAAAGGAGCTTTTTATGAAAAAGTTAAGAAGAAAATCAAAAATCTTTGTAAATTTCATTCTTTTATCAAAAAGAGAAAAACTTAAAAGATTGATTGTAAGTGAGATAGATAGTGTGGTTTATATAAAGATTAAAGTTAAATATTCTAATAATAAAAGTTATTGGAGTAAGTTTGCAATGAAAAAATCTTTTATAAAGAAATTTATAAAGGCTAAAAAACAAAAAAATAAAGAAAAGTTAAAAGAAATTAGAGAAATTTCTCTTGACTTATTTACTTAATGAAAGGACTTATTATGAGTAAATTAAAAAAAATGAAAAAACAAGTTGAAAAAAATAAAGATTTTCAATTTAATTATAGAAATTTAAAAGGTTTGAAAAAAGAAGAACTTAGAATTTTAGATAATTCTATCCCTGTTGGTTATGAGATTGAAATTAAATCAAAAACTAAAAATGCATATTCTTCAGATTTAGAAGCTATTAAATTAAGTAAAGGTCGTTGGTTAGTTATTGATTCTAATTATATGAATGGGAAATTTAAAAGTTTAAAAAAGCTTTTAAAGGAATTTAAAAGAACAAGTATTTAAAAGGATTTAATATGGTAAAGCTAAGAAAAAATATAGAATGGAATGTTGTAACATTTGGGTTCTTAGGAACTATTGGGAAAGAAGAAATTCTTAAAGCTCTTTTAAATTATGAAAGAGACGGTTTTGATATTGATATTATAGATATTACTGTGAATACATGTACATGTACAATATCTTTTGCATATATTGAAAAGGATTAATTATGGAAATTTCTGTTACTGAAAGTACTTTTAAGAAAAACTTAAAATTACAAACTGGGTTAAATATTGTAATTGTAGATATGGATAGTTTTTTAAATGAGTTGCGTGAAGCAGCTATTTTTGATCTTAAAAATAGTATTTTAAATGATACTTTTGGAAAAGTTGTCCATACTGTTTTTGATATTTATGAGGTAGAAGATATATCTATTCTTGCTTTTTCAAATAAAGCAAAAATAGAGTCTCTTTCTTCAAAATATATTGCTGATTTAATTAGTTCAGATAAATTGTCTTTTGCTAAAGAAAAAGTATCATTAAAAAGACCTACGACAAAAACAATTGAAAATGCAGAGAAACTTAAAGCTCTTCAAGAAGTTATGTCTTCGATTGGTTTTTATGATAAAGAGTATAGTCATTCTGCTAGATTAATAAAATCTGTTTTTATTCAAGAGCTTGTTTTTGTTGATTTGTTTAAGCCTTTTCTTACTGGAAGAGGTGTTTTAAAGTCTTCTAGTTCAGTTGCAAATGCACTATCTGTTCCAGAAGGGTATTTAGATCAAGAAAAACTTTTAGAATATAAGCATTTGTTGGTAAAAATTTTAAAAAGAAATGTATCTCAGTTAGAAGGTTATTTATCTAATAATCCTTGGGACAAAGAATATATTAAAGACGCTATTGAACGTCTTCAATCAGTTATTGTTAATATAGGTGAAGCTTCCTAGTTTTAGGAGGCCAGCCTTTCTGCTTCTTTTTTTAAGAGCTTTGATTTTTTATTGATTATTTGTTTATAACTTTCCATTTGATAATTTTATTATCAACTGCATAATTTGCCATTTTATCTGCTTCTTCATTTCCTTCTATACCCGCATGTCCTTTAACATACTCTATTGAAACATTGTCTTTTAATAAATCATATAAAGTATGAGCTTCTTTAATTAATTCTAGATTCTTTATTCCACCTTTTTTTGTCCAATTGTTTTTTTTCCAATTATAGGCCCAATCAATAATTGCATTTCTTGAATAAGAGGAATCTGTTTTTATTGTACATTTTTCTTCAATTCTTTCTGCTATTTTTAAAGAATGAATTAGTGCTTTTAATTCAGCAGAATTATTCGTTCCATTTTCTTCAAAACAACCAGCCATTTTAGTTACTTTATTATCTTTATAAACAATTAATCCAGAACCTGAAAGTCCTGGATTTCCTCTACATGCTCCGTCACAATATATTTCTACCATAAACTAATCCTTCATTGCATATTCAATATCAAATCCAAAAGATTTACCTAGTTTTTTTTCAATAATTTTTGCTTCTTCTTTTGATAAGTTTTTGAAATATAATGAATCAATAAGATCTTCACCATTTTCAAATTCTAATTCTTGATTTGAACCAAAAGAAACAGAAAAAGGTTTTTTCTTTTTTAAACATTCTTTTTCTAATTTTTTCCATTCTTTATTTTTAAAAATAGCAAATCCTGTAACTTCAAACTCGTCAGCATAATCTTTACTTATTGATACTAAAACTTTACTCATGGTATATCCTTTTTTTATTTATTTTACTATTGTTTTGCTTTAAATAAGGTTAAATTATCCCATGTAATGGACAATTTAATGCAATTGGTCTTATTTTTTTTACTTCTTCTAATGATATAATTTTCTTTTTATCTTTAGATTTATATGCCATAAGGTTTGCTTGATTAATTGAACATGTACATTTTGGTGCTCTTACCCACCAAGATAATCTTCTAAAATCTTTTTCAAATTTCCATGTTTTTTGAAGTTTTATATCTACTTTATCAACTTTTTTTGCAAGTTCTTTTAATTTTTCTTTATCTTCTGTTTTTTTTATTTTTTTAAATATATCTATTCTTTTTTTGTGAAGATTAACAATTTTTTGAACTTCTTTTTTTGATAAATTTTGTGCATTTATAAGACAGCTGTTTAATAAGATCATATGACCTTTATAAGTCATTCCATTTTTTATTTTTTTCATAATAAAAGCCTTTAATGTTTTTTTTTATTATACATTTATAATACTTAAACGGAACTTTAAATATTGTTGCTATAACAATATATTCTATTTATAAAGGAGTGCCAAATGAGCACGTATTTAATAATTGGGGGAATGTTATTATTATTTCTTGTTGGTTTTTTTTCGAAGTCAACAAATAAAGACGACTTAGACGGAGACGGAATACCTTGGTATCTAGACGACCACATTGGTGGTTAGTCTTCGTCACCCTATTAACTACTTCAATTTGGAGTAAGCCCTTTTAGTCTTTCTGAATATATTTCACTATCTGTTTTATGAAAATCTAAAATAGTTAAAAAATTTATATCTTTTTTTATGATATATTCAATATTTTCTTTTATTTGTAAAGTTAAGAAAGGTATTTTTTCTCTATTAAATAAATCAACTTTAATAATTCTTGATTCGTCTATTGAATTTACTTTATCTTTTTGGAGTAAATAATAAATAGCTAATAAACCAATAAGTTTTGATTTTATTGGTTTTGATATTTTTGGATTGTAAAAAACAATATTTCCTAGCATACCTAACTCTATATAATCTTCTTTATCTCCTATTAATTCTGGGAAATAAGATAGTTGTCTTGTATTTCTAAGAATTGATCTATTAAACTTTTTATCAAATATTGTTTCAATTTCTTTAAAATTTTCCGTTGTTATTAGTAATTTATGCGTTTTCCAGTAATTTTTTTCTTCTTGTATTGATATTTCTGCCCATAAGAATCCTTCTCTTTCTTCATTTATTAAAATAAAAAAATATCCTGTTAATTCATTATGTCCATATGTATATTCAAAGTCTTTAATTTTTCTTAAAGGAGATTCAATATCAAAATCTCTAAGATTTAACTTAAATAAACCTGTTTCTTTATCAAAAAACTTATTATAAAGATTTTCAAAATACATTTTTTTTAATTCTTTTCCAGTTAAAATCATTTATTATCCTTCACTTATACTTAATTCTATTCCATTAGAAGTTTGTAAAAATCCATTTACTTTTATTAAACCTTTATGTACTTTATCATGACAATTTTTACATAAAGGTAATAAATTCATTTTATGATTCTTTCTTGTTGAACCAATAAATCCATTTTCTGCCATATGTTGTTCTTTTATATGGTGAATATCTTCAGCTTCTTTTCCACATATACTACAAGAACTAACAAGAACTTTTGCATTATATTTACTTTTTTTATTTTTTATTAATCTTTTTTCTTCTGAAAGATCTGTTGCTATTTCGTCTCTGAATTTATATGCTCTATTAAGAAAACTTTCAGGAAGTTTTAATGATTTTGCAAATTCAAGGCCATAAACAGAACTACCACTACCTGCTTTTAGTTTTCTATCATAAATTAATATATCTTTTACTTCGTCATATTTTATACTTAAATGTGCACTTGTTACAGTTTTTAATTCTTTTATCTCTTTCATTTCTTCTAATTGGTGTAAGTGTGTTGATAAAACAAATAATGAATTTAAATTAACTAATTCAATAACTGTTGAAGCAACTATACTCATTCCAGAAATAGTTTCTGTTCCATGACTAATTTCGTCTCCAAGAACAATACTATTTTTTGTAGCTCTATTAAATATATTTTTAAGTTCTAACATTTCTATTGCAAAAGTAGAAAGACCTTTTTGTAAATTATCTTCACCAGAAATTCTTGTAAAGAGAGAATCTTTTATAGTTAGTCTTAAACTTTTAGCAGGAACTGGAATTCCAGCTTGTGCTAATATTGTTGCAATACCTATACTTTTTGTAAGAACAGTTTTTCCTGCACTATTTATTCCATAAAGAAGAAAACCATTTAAAAAGTCATTATTTTTATTAAATAGGGTCTCTGTTTTTATTTTCGATAAGTTTTTATCTCCTAATACTATATTATTCGGTACAAAAACGCCATTATCTTCAATAGTTTCAACAATTGGGTGTCTGAGTTCATTTGCTTCAAAAAAATTGCTCTGAGCGGAAATTATTTCAGGTATACAATAATTTCTTTCATTTAATAATTTGACATTATTTAAATAAAAATCAACATATGCAATAAATAGAACAGATTCTTTAAAGGAATTTGTAAAAGATTCATTTAAGTTTTCTTTAATAAAAGATATAAACACCTTTTTAACAAGACTAATCATTTTAGAGAATAACAATGTACTTTTATTAGAAATATCTCTAATTTCACTTGTTGTTAGTTTTATAGAGTTTTTTAGTTTTTTCTGTTCTATTTCTCCATAATCTTTAATAATTGAATCAATTGTTAATTTATGCTTTTCATATTTATTTTTAGTTATTTCAAAGTAATAACCTTCTGTTTCAGTTGAACTTACTTTTATTTTTTCTTGAATTGATTCCTCTATCTCTTTATGAATAGTTTCAATTAAAGAAAGAGAATTTTCATATTCAGAAATTAAAGAATCTAATTCTTTAGATATACCTTTGCAAATAAAGTTTTCATTTATATTTTGTAGATTATATTTTTGAAGAATATCTACTTTAAATGTACTTTTTGTTTTTTCTATTGTTTTAGATAATGAATCTATTGTATTTTTAGATATTGAAATTTCTTCTACTGCTAATAATTTATCTATTTCTACTATTTTTTCAAAAGAATATATAAGATTATATAATTCAAATGGAGATAGATTTTCAAGTTCTATTTTTCTCCAAATTCTTTCAATATCATAAATGTTTTTCATATGTTTAACTATCTCTTCATTTGATTTATTTTCTTTAAATTTATTTGTTAAAGAGAGTCTTTTTTTAATTTCTTTTTTATCAAAAAGTGGATTTAAAATTTGTTCTAAAATAAATCTTCTTCCTATTGCTGTAATACCTTTATTTATAATCTTTGAAACAGAGATTGATTTATCTGAGTGAATATTTAATTGTTGAATTGGATTATTTCCAAGATACATAAATTTTGCACTATTGATTTTTTCAGGTTTTTTTAAGTTTTCAACAATAGATTTGTTATGATCTATAATAAATGAAATTAAGACACTTAATGTTGCACTGGCTAACGGAAGTGTTTCTAAGTCTAAATCTTCAATTGGTGATAAGAAACCTTTTGATTTAAATACTGTTTCAAATAACTTATTTTGAAATGATATATCTGTGAATGATTTAACTTCTTTTTCTGTTTTTGTAATATATGGAATTTCCATTGGATTGATATTATTAATAATTCTATTTTCAATATCTTTGTCAAAAATAAATACAAGCTCTTTTATATTATGTGTTTTTATGATTTGTTCTATTTCGTCAAGAGGAAGTTCTTTATCTTCAAGTGTTCCAAAATTTTCATAAACAAATGTTTTTCCAATAGATAGATCAATCATAGTAAGTGCAGCATAATAAATATCTTGTCTATTTTTAGAAACAGATATTGCCGCTATGAAGTTATACTGATCACTATTAATATGTTCAATTGTTGTTCCAGGGGATAGTATTTGATCTACATATCTAATAATGTTTGGAGGAGTTCCTTTTTGTTTTACAATTAATATGGTCCATTTTTCTTCTGACATTAATTTATCTAAATGTTTTTCTAATGTAACAGAAGGAATACCACATAGATATGGATTTGATATATTTGTTTCTTCAATCTTTTTATTTTTCTTTGTAAGTAAAATATTTAATATTTTTGAAACTTCTTGTGCTTTTCCAATATTATCATATTGATATATTTCATAAAAGCTACCAACTTCCATTAAAATAATAGTATTTTTTCCATATATTTTTTCTGCTTCTATTTGTAGTTCAAAGTAGTTTTCTATAAGTAATTTTTTTTCTTTTTGTAAGATTTTATCTAAATCCATTTCAATACCCCATAATTAATATATATGAGGTATTATATATAAAGTTTTCTTAAATTATGCTAAGTCTTTTTTATATTCAATAAGTTTTTCTTCTTTTGACAGATAAATCATTTTAACTGTTGGAATAAGAGAGCCTTCAACTTGAATTCTAGAAAGAGTCTTATTCTTAAATTTTAGTTTGTTTCTTAATTTAAGTGCTTGATTTAACCCTTGTATAACTTTTATAGTTGCTCTTTCTGTAATGTCATTATTTTCTAAATCTATTTGTTTATCTAAAAATTCTTGTTCTTTTACTTTATCAATGATTGACTTTTCCAAATCTATTTCAAATGCAATTCTTGGTGGAATTGTTAATGCTATTTCAACTCTTGGTATTTTAAATCCAATATTTTCAAGATTTTCCTCAAGTTTATCAATATCTATTTCTGGAACGTATTCAAATGCTTTATCTTTTATTTTACTTATTTTGTCTTCTGTCTTGTCTAAGGCTATTCCTATATTATCAAAAATCTTTTTCATTATAAATCCTTTTTTCTATTCTTTCAATTTCTTCAGTTGCACGATAAACGATAACAGATTTAACTTTATCTAAAGCCTGACCTAAGAGGTTTTCACCCTTCCAGTTTTCTTTTTTTTCAGAAAGAGGATTTTCATAATGTAATCCAATGCCCCATATTTTATCAACGGGAGACGCTTCAACAAAATGTTGAGGTGTACTAATCATTTTATGAAGGAGTTTCTTATTTTGAGTAAATTTATATAAATTTCCTAAAAAAACAATATCTTCTTTGTAAGAATCCCATATTTCTTGACTAAAGTCTTTTACTTGTCGGCCTAATGCTTTTTGTTTTCTTGGATCTGAAGTATTTAAAACTCTTTTTAATATATCTTGATCATTAAATAATTTAGCTTTATGGTAAAACATGAATTGTTCAGCAGAAGAAAATATTATATTTTCTTTATCTTTAAATGAAGTTTTGAACCATTGAGAAAATTCTGATCCCCAAAATAGTAAATAATCTTCTGTTATTCTATATCCTTTCATTATTTACTCCTTTTTTACACAATTAAATACAGGAATAATTTCTCCATTCTCATTCTGAAAAATATCAATCTTTGTTCCAAATACTTTATAATAAGACATATTTAAATAGTTTAATGGACCTATATATGTTTTCAGAGGAATAGATTTTAACTCCCATGAATCATTTAGAGAAACTTTTCTTGTTTTTGTTATTTTACAGTAAATATTCTTAGGGTTTTCTTTGTAAGCTTTTTTTACCTCACTTATCTGTTTTGTTTCTTCTTTTATAAGTTGTTCTTGAAGAGTTTCGTATGTATATAAACCTAGACCTAAAAGAAGTAATACAGGTATTAATGTTGCAAGAAGATCAAAAAGTTTCATTTTATCTACTGATTTTTCTTCTTTTAAATCTTTTTTAGGTGGTTTTGCTAACATATCTGTATAAGTATTTTTTCGTCTTTCTTTAAAAAATTTCATTTTATTTCTCCTTTATTTTTTTTACTTCTTTATGTTCTAACCTTATTTGATTGTTTGAGTCTTCAAAATTTTCAATAAAGTCTTTTTCAATTTGTTTAAATTCATATTCATTTGCAAATCTTATTTTATTCCAACCACCAACAGCTTCAATAGCATTTCTTATCTCTTTTTTATATTTTGGCATTTTCGAGCCATAAAGAATAATATCTCTCTTTATAAAGTCGAGAATTTCAAGAGCTTTTATATCTTTTTTTCTAAGTTTTTCAATATATTTTATAATTGTTGCAGGACTAGGTGCACCATATCTAAGATCTTCTTTTTTCAATAATTCTAAAATTGCTTGAATATAGTCTTCTCCATTATATTCTTTTAATATTAGAAAGTAAGTATCAATAGAAGACCCTTTAATTTGTTGATTTTCTGATAATAAAGAGTTAATTAATTGTATTCCTCTTATAAATGTTTCTTCATTCATTTTCTATTCCTTTTTATTGAATTTTCTCTTGAGCTTTTTGCATATTTTTTAGAAAGTTTTATAAATTCTTTACATGCTAATTTAAGTTCTTTAAGTTTAAGTAACCTAAAGTGTCTTTTTCTATCATTTGAATTAATTGTTTTTATTAGTTCTTCTTTTGTTAAAGATCTTCCATGAGGATAATAAAATCCACTAAGAATCCATTTATTTTCTTTTTCATTTGTTTGAATGACTTGTGATATTCTTTTTTCAATCCAAAATGAATCAATTTTTCCGTTTTCAATAATTGAATCTCTGAAATCGTCATTATCTATTTCAATAATATACATTCCAGTTAATGTATTTATGTCATGTTTGTCAATAAATAATCTATTTTGCATATTAATGTCCTTTTTTGTTTTTTAGCCATTCTTCAGCTTCAATTACGCCTGACTTGTGAATAGTTTCTTTTTTCTTACTTAAAATTCTTTTTACCGCAGCAGCTCTTTCTGGAAATTTTTGGTCAAGAATTTTTGAAATAGAGATATGTTTCTCTAGTTCTGGTTTTTTTGACCAGTTATCTATTGTAATTTCTATTACATTAGTAATTTCTTCAACTGAATATCCTTTTTCTAGCCAATGAATTATACTTGTTTGTAGAGATAAAGGAAGTTCAGAACAAAAATCTTCAACAATTTGTGTTTCAGAGGCAATCAATTTGTTTTTTGGGTAGATTTCCATAGAAATTAATCTATGAAATTTATGACAAATTTTTTCTATATCTTTTTGATATTTAGATAATCCTTCAAAAAATTGTTCTGCTTCTTCTAATCTTGTTTCAAACTTTCCATTATAAAGAGTTTGAGGTCTTAAATATTTAGACATTTCTGGATTAGAACCCCATATTTTTGTAAAGTATACATTAACTTTTTTAAAATCAGATACAGAGAATGAACCAGATAATAGGAGGTTTTTTATTCTAGTTTTAGTATCTTTTGATATTCTGAAATTTCTATCTGCGGCATGATTTAAGTGAGTAATAATTTCTTCAATTTCTAAAGAAAAGTCTTTTGATTTTACTTTCCCATTTGCTTTTTGTAATATTTTTATATCTTCTGCATTTAAAAATCCATTATCTTTTAATGTTTCTGAGTATAGAATTACTTCTTCTTCTTTCATATTTAGTTCTTTTATTAATGTATTTAAAACAGTTTGTTTTTTTGAGGAAAGAGCTAATGAAAAAGATATGAATCTATTATAATCAAAATAATAATTTTCTGATTCTTGTCTTTTTTCTTTTTGTAAATCAATTAATGATTTTAGTGTAGAACTATTTAAATTCAAAGTATGCTCCTGTTAATAATATTGATTTAATTATAGCGAGATAAAGTTTAAATAAAGATTAATATTAAGAAAGGTTAAAGAGTTTTTATTATATAATTTTAATATATAAAAAGGAGAAGTTATGGACAATAATGAAAAATTTGATATTTTATTAGGTGTATTATTATCTTTTGAAGAGAATAGTGATCTTTCTGTTATAGAGTATCTTTCAGGAGAGGGATTTTCTTTTGAAGAATTTGTTGAAAAAAAAGACATTGAGCTTATAAAAAATATTCTTAGAGATTTTGAAAATGCTAGTTTGTTTTCAGTAAATGAATATCTTTTAGGTGAAGGGTATAGTGAAGAAGATATTCAAATTATTTTAGGAGAAGAATAATGCGTATAGTTTTTTTTACAGGCGCTGGAGTATCAGCTGAAAGTGGAATTTCTACTTTCAGAGATAGTAATGGTTTATGGGAAAATCATAAAATAGAAGAAGTTTGTAATGCGCATACTTGGAAGCAAAATAGAGAACTTGTTTTTAAATTTTATAATGAGAGACGAATTCAATTAAATAAGGTTGAACCAAATCTAATTCATAAGAAAATTGCTGAAATACAAAATAAATATGAAAATGTTGAAATAATTACTCAAAATGTAGACGATTTGTTTGAACGAGCTGGTTGCAAAGACGTAATTCATGTTCATGGGGAATTAACAAAAATGCAATGTACCGCATGTTCTCATATTTGGGATATAGGGTATAAGGAAATTGATCCAGATACCGTTCGTTGTCCTAAATGTAATTCAAATAAAGGAGTTAAACCAAATATTGTATTTTTTTATGAAAATGCACCAAAATATATGGATATGAAGAGAGCATTTAGAAAATTAGAGAGTGGAGACTTACTAATTGTTCTTGGTACTATGGGAAATGTAGTAAATATCCATTCAGAGCTTAGTTTTACACCAGCTAGTACCATATTAAACAATTTAGAAAAAAGTCCTTATATTGACGATTCTAGAATAGATTATGTTTTTTATAAAAAAGGAACAGAAGCTATTTTAGATATAGAAAAAATTATAGAGGATAAATACTTAAATAGTATTTGGTAATTTGTATACCCGATTGGGTATACTTAAATATTTTTAGGACAAATAGTTCTTCTAATAAACTTACTTCTTTGCTTATCATTCATTTTTGAAAGTTTTTTTAGAACTTTTTTATTCTCATAAGCAAAAATTCCAAATGCAGCAACACTATCTATTGGGATTAATCCTAAATTAGAACTAAAATATTTCGTTTTTGTGTAAAATTCCCATTCTTTTTTCTTCCAGTCATTTATTAATTGTTCTATTGTGCCATTCATAAAAAGAGAAATCAGAGAAGCAAAAATAAAAGAGAACATAATAATTAGAAAAAAAGTAACATAAAATGGATTACTGAATTCTGAAGCAATGATTGCTCCAATGAAAGAAATAGGTATAAACTTGGCTAAGATAAAAGGTAGTTTATATCTATTTATATATTTTTTATCATTTAGTTTGTATTTTTTTATAAAATTTTTTTTATCATAAATTTCTTCAATATTAATTTCATTAACCATTTCTTTTTCTGAAGTTGCTAAATATTTTAAATATTGAAGCAT